CTCGTGATCTGAGTAAACTGCTAGTGCGTCACTCGACCCGCATCTAGGGCACGGATCGTGTCGTATGAATGTGGACATTCTCTCTCCCTGTTCTCAGCATATCACGGCAACCTACCAAGGTCCTTTACTACACAGTTCCGAGAGTGGGCTAGCGCAAACGTCTCGGCGAACTCTATACTCGGGCACGTGTTAGTGCCACACCCTCCGAGCCTATCTGCTTGCAGCCAGAAAGGCCACCACCACACCTTGTACTGAACCTCGAATCCTTGGAAATTGTCTCTGACTATTCGGTAACGTCGTTTCATGGCTTGAGTCCTACTTCTTTGAGAATAGTATCCAGTGGAATAGGGCGATAATTGGTGCGCTCAACACAAGCGCAATAGAAACGAGGATCGATGCTTCCATCGTATCCAATCTCCTCTACTCTTCGGGCGTGAAGATGCCCATGGATGTTAACCTTCCACCTACCCAGCGAACTGGGATGGATGGGAATATGTGACATAATGAACCCAGATCGCTGTACGTACCCGCGGACATCATCGAAGAGGTCGAAGTACTGGCGCATCTTTACTGGGTCGTGATTGCCGGGAATTAAGCACTTGCGCCCTTTTAGGCGCGAGACAGCTCTCCTCATGTCCTGTGCCGAAAAGGCTACATCGCCTAAGATATACACCCTGTCGGCATCCTCCACAAGTTCGTTGTACCATTGGATCATGTCCTCTGTCATCTGCTCGGCGTCATCCCACGGACGCAACGGAACGACATTAGCGTTACGATCTACCGTCGTAAACTTAACTATGTTCTTGTGGTAGAAATGCGGATCGGAGTACACCCAAGTCGTCGACATTATATAGCTCCTTAAGTTTCTCGACCCCAGCCGGGGTGAGGCAGGCCATGCCTAGCTGCCAGTGCAGTAACAGCGGTTCGTAGTTGGCCATGATATGTAGATATTGGGAGTAGAAAGCCTTGCAGTTGCCCACACTATAAGCCAACCACAGAAGGCGACGGAGACGGAGATCGGTCATTGCTTTAGCCACCCCATGTCTCCTTTGCTACTAAGTGTTCGCTGCCCCGTACGGCGCTAGGGGTCTCCTTAGGTTTTGCAGGAGTCCCGAGCTTTTGAGGATCGAGGATCAAGACGTTGGAGACTGCGTCATCCCAAGGAATGTCGTCATCGTCGTCATCCATAAACACCTCGTACATCTTGACCGCAACCTTCCCTTTTTCCGTGATGTTCCCCAGCCTGTCACGCCAGCCTTCTTCAAAGCAAATCTCAGCAATGTGATCGAAGAGCTGACTCTCAGATGCCACGCATCTATTAGTCAGAAACTTGTATTCCATGCTTGTCATAGAATGATATCTCTCAACCATAGAAAGTACCTTCAGTTCTAAAGGACGACAAGAAACGATCGTTACCGGTGTCATCGAAATCAGGGTCAAGGACAACAAACTCATTGTCCTCTATGTCAAAGCCGTTCGAGTAGGCGGCCTCGAAGGAGATATCTAGGCAGGTAGTGCAAGGCTCGAAGGCATCGAGTTGTTTGTTGAAGATGATCTCCTTCTCGGAGAGTTCAACATCGCAGATATGACAGCGCATCACCGGCTCCCTAAAGTTGCCCTTAGAGTACCCCTAGGTTTATACCTAAGAGAAATAACTAATAAGGGTTAATTATTATAAGTTATAATCTAGTATATATACCTTATAAGAGAGATATTATATACTAGAAATATCTTTTTGTCAAGAGAAAAATGAGATCAAGGTTTCCCTGTCTTGCGTCATCCTCTACCCTACCTAAAGATTATACCACGTTCCTTGGCCTTTGTCAAGGATTAATACAAATCCCCTCGAAAGAAAGAGGCATAGTCCGATACCGTCTGGCCTTCGAGGCCGGGAGCGGTATTGGTTTCGAGAACATAGGCCCTCTCTTTCATCTCGTTCCAGATAATATCGACAGCGCCGAAGTCTAGGCCAGTTGTCATAAAAGCCTGAATAGCTGTCGATACCACCAGAAGAGGGGGATCAATCCCACCACGTACAAAGCAGAATCCATTAGCGACATTTCTAACTCTCCAGTCTACCTCGTCGTCAGGAACCGAAAGACGTCTGGCCTTACGCTGCTGGCTGATCACGACAGGCCAAGGCTCCCCGTCCTTTACGTAGCACCCGCAGTGTATCCGGTATTCGTCCTGCTTCTTTATGTACTTCACATAAAGAGGAGCATCCACAAGCTCGTCACGACCATCAGCGATGACAATACCATCACCGCTATGGCCAGCCAAAACTGTACGGCAAACAACAGGGAAAGCGTCTTCCGGTATGTCTGCGGCGGCTGTCCAGTAGGGCGGTACGAGTTCTTCATGTCCGTTATCCTTCATAGTGTTAAAGAAGTTCAGTTTGTTGCTGGCAGTCCTGATCTTCTCGGAGGGGTTGAGGTAGTCTACCTCGAACGTCTTAGACGAGTTACCCCAGTTAATGATGACATCTTCCGGTTTTGCTTTATACTTCGAGTTCTCTAGCTTCAGAACCCGACCTCCGAGAGCCTCGGCCAAGGCCTTAGCACTAGCGCTGCCTTGTCTATACGGAAGTAATTTAAAAGCCATGGTCCTCGTCCTCCTCTGGTTCTTCCCATGTATCCAGCTCGTCCTCTTCCTCCTCGATGTCCGGTGCATCTGGGTCAGCGGCAACCTGCTGGCTGGACCAAACACCCCAAGCGGTTAGGCTAGGAGTGTTTCCGGGACCTTGAGTTATTTCGGGTGAGCTCTCATTAGCGTAAATCTGATAGGCCGTATTGTTCAGTTGTTGTATCAGAGTAGCCCCCGCTAGGTTATGAGGAGAGGGTGGGGATTCTTCAGCTATGGCAAACGCACCATACTGACTAATACCGGGTGCCGTATTAGCAGCAATAGAGGCCATGACTACAGACGGGTCCCTCTTAAAAGGGTCAGGCTTAAAATCTGTCGGAGTGTACTCACTCCAGTTACGGCAATAAACGAGGTCCTGCACCAACCGTATTCCGTAGTACATGGCGTCACGTACCATCTCGTCGTCATAGTTAATGGCGGATCGGAGTACAAACTCCTTGGGGCCTAGCAGTACGCTGAGGAAGTTCAGAGGTCCTCCCGCCGAGAACAGGTGACAAATCTCTCTGGGGTCTGGGTAGTCGGCTGACAACGTGTACAACCTCTCAAGAATCTGGACCCAGTCGAGTATTACGTCCTTGTTCGTAGGGCCTCGCAGGGTACGAATCTCTATGGACCCGAACTTGTGCAGGGCTTGGGCGTTGAGACCTGCGTAGTGGAACCCCTCGTCTATCTCCCACATGCCGTCCTTCTTGATAAAGATTTTCAATTGCGAGATGATATCAGGAGCATCCTTAGCCCTCAGGCAAAAGAGATTGCCTACCCTGTGCTCTCCGCACCACGCCGTCAACAGTTCTTCCAGTGCGAAGTACATAGCCAGAAACGAGGTCAGCCTGTTGAGGTGCCATGCCTGAACATTCAGGTGGACATGCACACTGGTTCTGTTGCTCTCTGACAGGACTGTTCCGTACGATTTGAACATCTCCCAGAGAGTGTCAAGGGCTGCCGGAACCTCCTCAAATTCTATAGGGTACTTCAGAACATACTCGGCGTTGTCCACTCCCCTCAACGATCCATCACTGTGGTAGCCCCACGGTTTTGGGAGGTCTGTCTTCTGGAATTTATTACCCTCGCACTCAACCTCCAAACCGATAGAACCCCTCGTGGTACTTTTGCCTAGTATAACCCCGAGAGGGGGGTTTATCTTGGCGGGCTCTTCGACATACTTAAAAATCGATTCCACGGAAACCTCCTTAGCTAGTCCTGAAGAACGACGGTCCCGAATAGACCTAACGACTCAACAACTTCCTTGGTGTAGTGAAACTCCGGTGCAATGCCGATCGTAGAGAAGTTTCTCGTAAGGAGCTGACCGATGATGTCAGTCCTGTACGCAACGAAGATGTTTCTTAGAGGGCCTCTGACAAGAGCAAAATCTCGGCTGAAAGCTACCGAGTTGTTGGCGACCTTAGGGTTAAGGAGGGCCGCCAAGCAGGTCTCAGGATATGGATAAGCGCCCAAGACGCAGTCCCGAAAGTTTTTCGTGAACATGTTGAACAAAGTCTTTCGGGTGCTGGGGTCCGGCTGTAAATGAATGGGCGTGACACTAAGCATCCTCCCGGTCAGCCCTTGTTCTGATTTCCTTTGGGGGCGACGTGCGATATAGGCTACCCCGTGCGAAGAGTTGCACATTCCAAGAGGGAACGGGCGAAACTTGTTGAATTTCGGAGAGTTCATCATCTTGCGCAGAACAGGGGCAGACGGGTTCGCTTGCATGAACTTGTCATACAGGTGCCCGAGTGTAGGGTGCTGCGGTGTTACATGTGACGGGTGGGGGGCACTATCATAGCTGTACTGAATCGACTCCTCGTCTACGATGGACTCCAGATATATCCGAAAGATACCATCCGCCAAGTGATCGGAGACACAGAGAACTTTGTAAGGTACGCCATCGTACAGTACGACTGTTCCTTGTAGCCTCATAGAGGCTTCTTGAGATGTCTCAAAGGTATTGGTGTAATCGACCATTAAAATCTCCTATAGCTTTCATCAAGGGTTGATATAGGAAACTGGAAAGTTGCCTCAAAGAGAGAGTCTCGTTGGGATGAGTTAATGGAACGGATCAAAGCCTCGTTAAACGAGATTTTTGAACTAGACTTTGTCCTTCCCCTCGGCCTGTCTTGGAGGCTCGGACAGTAGCAATTCCTCATATCCTTGATTGCTTTGTTCATACGGTTCCACACCGCCAGCCTGTCCGGTTTGGAGCTGACCCAAAAATTCGACAGGACTCGATACTCGACGCCATACGGCTTGAACCGACAGGCCCCGGCCTTACCGTACAAGGACCGCCGAGTGGCGTCCCCGTCCTTCCGCAGAGACCACACCCCGAGGTAGTAGTCCAACTGTTTGACGAGATCAGAGCCGTTCAGAATGTGCGTGATGTCGGTAAGGTCGGCATCAGAAGTCCATCCGACATGCAGATGGCCGCCTGCGCATCGAGTTCTAGGGTTGTTTGTGGGGTCGGGCGGGGGGTTCAGGCCGCCTTCCCATGCATTGAAGTCCGGCATACAGCCTAGCTCCTTTGCGTGAGGTGGGATTTCCTCCCACACCTCCTCCGAGAAGGTTACTGAAGGGACGGCTTGAAGGGTGTACCCCTTAGGCAGGAAACCCCGAAGCTTGCGCACCACAGTAACGATGTTGTGATTGAACTCCTCAAACGTCTGGGCCGGATCGATGTTGAACTCAGCCGCAGTGCCGTCGACCTGTACCGCACCACACTCTACGGGATAGGGGTCGTGCTTTGTGCCCGGTATGAACCTATCGGCACTTACAGGCTCTCCCTCCGGCGAGAAGATAAAAAGTTCAGGATCACATCCGAATGTGAAACCCTCCATAGGGGTATGGACATCTACTGACATATAGAAAACTCCTTTCTAGGAAGCGATGCGATCTAAATCAACGACGTACAACCGATTGACGTCGTCTGTCGCACAGCTAGGGCACAATACTAGACCTTGCGATTCAAAGACGGTGACCCCGACATCCTCAAACTCGATCGACGACGAGCAGTACGAGCACCCGTATTTGGCGAAGGCGTCGAACTGATCTTTCGTGAGAAACCCACCGAACGGTTTGTCGTGGTCACTTTTGATCGTGACACAATCCCTTTTTTGCTTGTCGTTACCTGTAGAGTGGTGGGAGTGCGTCGAGCCATTCCCGGAGTAGTTCGGCTTCGTCCACATCGAGTTTTCCCGTCTCTGAAAATTTGTAACCCCGCCTTGAAAGACCGGGGCTGGCTCCTTTCCTTTGAGTTCGATGGTCTCAGCCTTCGGTATCTCCGTCCCACCCTCTTTCAGCTTTTCGATGTCGAACTTGTACCAGTGATCGACAGCAAAGCTCCAGTACTGATAGCCAGTCTCGGCTTCTTGGTGCATGTCGTACGACTGAGAAGACGGCGCTGTGTTCAAAGCAGAGTCCATGATAGCCCACTCCGATGACCAGAAAATCTGATCAAAGCCTTTAGAGTAGGCAATCCACAAAGGACGTTCCTTGTTCCTGAGGAAGTTCATGGTCTTGTCTTTGAGGTTATACCACGTCAGGGCCCATGCCCCTTGCAGTAAGGGTACAGTCTCCTCGATACCCAAGACGGCGATGGCGTGGATCAGGGCCATGCTGTCAACAGCGTGCTTCTCCCCTAGGGCGTCATCTAGTGCCGTCCACGACGACGCATCTAGAGTGCCGTTGTGGGCACCTATGATGTGGTCGTACTGAAAGGGGTGGGCGTTCACGTTGTTGATACTGCCCTTAGTTGCCAGTCGATTGTGGCCGATGAGAGCAGCCGACCCATATCCGTTATTGGTGTCCTGAAATCGCTTCATGTCAAAGAGATCGAGGGGGTTGACCGAGCCTTTAGCTATCTTGACTTCACCCGTATTCCGGATAGATGCCAAGCCTGTAGAGTCTGGCCCACGAAAATAATCAAAGACAAGGAGGCGTTTCATCAGTGCCTCGTCCTTGTGAGCCAACTTACCTGCTGTTCCTACTAGACCACACATTTACAAAGTCTCCCTTTTGGTACGATACATCTGGACGTCTCCATCAGACCGGATCGAGACGTTCCATCCACGGCGCATGAGTTCGCTTCGGGCTGCCTCATAGGCCTTGTTATGGTTCCGTACGGCCCTAGCCAGCTCCTCGTCTGATTTGGTGTGGCACTCTGGGTTACACATCAGTTCAACTCCTTCACTTTTTCGGCCCACTTTGCGGCCCTTTGTTCGAGCAACGCCGGACGAACACGGTACACCTTCTCCGGTGCAAGATAGATGTCCGGGTTGTTGACGACATAGTGTTCAATCTGATCGAACGTCCATTTCAGGAACCGATCATACCCGCGATATTCGGGGTGGCCTTGGATACCGAGACAGCACGTCTCTCGTATGAAGTAGGCCTCGACATCTTGGATAACGCCTCTCACCTTATCCAAGTTGTTTCTCCAGCGATTGAAACCGACGCTCGACTCGGCGAGGATTTCTGCATCGGACACAGTAGACCTGATGCAGCACTGGTGGTGAACTGAGGACACCTTGTCGATAATGGTGTGGGCTTTGGGGTCGTAGACTGAGTGGTCACCGACATGGTTGTCGATGTCTTGGTACAGCTTGCCGCCGTTCATTACCCACAGGAACTGAGCACCACGACAGACGCCCATCATGGGTATGCCCTCGTCAAGACACTTCTTGTACAGGAGCATATCTGACTCGTCACGTTTGACGTTGAACGACGTCTTGGAGTGCCGTGCTTCATGGTACAAGGCTGGATTGACATCCTCCCCTCCCGCAAAGACGACGAGATCAGCCTCCTCAGGAGTATCGGCCTTCCGGCACGATGCCCGCACAAACATCTGGGGGAACGGGCCAGCCTCCTCGGGAGGCCCTTCGACATACACAGCCAGATATAGCCCAGTAAATTCAACAGCAGTGTCTCGCATTAACTGAAGTTTCCTTCCGTTATCGGACGCGGAATCCGCACTCTTGTTCGCCACCTTTTAACTCCTTTGTTGGGTCGGGTTTACTTACAAAAATCGCTATATCCCTTAACTCCTCTTTGGCCTCCTTAAGGTTACCCCAGTAAGCCATCATTAGAGCCCGGTCTAGACGTCTATGGACGTAGTCAGGTATCATGACGTCTCCTTCTTAAGCTATCCAGACCTTGTGTCCGCACCCTAGCTGGCACTCGGACGAGACCTTCATATACTGAACCTCCCTCCCTATCTCTAAAGGCTCGTGATTCTCCACGTTTACGTTAGCACCGCAGTTAGGGCAGACATCGGTTTCACAGGGGTAGTCCAGTACAGTGTAGGCGGCATTATAGCCCTCTAACCCGTCGAAAAATCCCGTCTTCTGCCACGGGGCCTTATCCTCAAGGTTGTACCTCATAACAATGTCCCTTCTTGTAATTGGTTGGGGGCCGAGGCCGAAGCCTGCTAAGCCCCCGTCACGGCATCACCTCTGCCCGTTCCGGCCCTTGGTAGGGCGGTCTAGGGTGTGGGTCGGACGACTTACCATCAGCGGGCCGATGTGCGTTGCCAGACACTCACAGTTGCTTACCTCATACCGAGGTCCAGAGGCGGAGGGAATCGAACCACTCTTACTTAGAGGACCTACAGCCGTGATTAAACCGTATCGACCGCAAACGGGTCTACTGCCTTCGCCTTAGACCGAGACTTAGGGAGCTGGTCTTTCAGTACAGGCAGACGCCCTCCCCTGACACCGGAATAGGTTACTGGGACCTTGGCTGCCTCGACCTCGCTTTCTCGCATCAGAGGTGGATCAGGCATTGCGTCCCAGATGGCGCGCTGCTCGTCTCTGATCTTTTGGGTCAGAAATGCTGTATCGCGTTCCAGATACTTCCACGGCTCGTCGACAACGGTTCCCAGCTCCGTCCACTCCTTCGGGGGCGTGAACTGATCCTTGATACCCCCGTGTCCTATGTTTCGCACGAGCATGAAAATATAGTTTCGGTTGGAGTCAGTAAGCTGGCCGCCGACAGAGTTGCCAGAGTAAACGGAGTTGCCCACAGTTCGGACGAACTCAAACCCCGCCTTCTTAAGTATTGCCAGCCAGTCTTTACCGGGACTGTACTTAAGCTGCGTATCTGTCAGAATGGCAATAAAGGCGTGGTTAGGCATCGAGCGGGTGTCGAACGTCCCGATACGGAGGCGTTGCCAGAAAATATCCTCGTATGTAGGGCCTGCAAAAAGGCTCTCCCTGTCTCTAGTTAGCGGTGACGAACTGTCACCTCCTACTAACTGGATCGATGCCTTAGCATACGGGGCGAACGAAAAGTTTTGTATGATATCGACAGCACAGCATCCCCAGTACGAGCCGGGAATGTTGCTTCCAAAGCGCAGAAATTCCATTTCTCTGGTTCCCTTCTTCCCTATTTCTTAGCCAGCCTTCGAGCAGTCGTGGCCGACTTCCCGGCGCTCTCCGCAGTTACGTCGTTACCCCGGAATATGACCTTATGGTAGACATAAATCGAGTTCAACGTGTTGCTGTTACTGTGCGTCGTCACGAGACGGAACTCTCGCTTCAAAAGCTCTGCTTCCCAGTACGGCCTTTGGATGTGGTTCAGAACCGCCTCTATGAGGTGGGAAGGGCGGTGAGTACGAACTATCTCTATCAACCTATCCAGCCTGTCGATAGCCTTTTCCTCTGGAAGCTCCTCCGTGCGGAACGGAGTTCCGGCGTTCGCCTCTATGTCATAGAGGTCTGGCATCGTGCCCTTAGGGACCTCGCGACCTGACTTCTTGCTCATGACGGCATTAATGGGGTCAGCCGACCAATAAGGAAAGTCGTATATGGTTTTAATACCGCAGCATTGGCCGCCGTGAGTCACTACATCCATGTTTTCGATCTCCTCTTTGCGTAAAGTTACGCGGCTTCAAAGAAAAAAGAAGCTGCCGAGCCTGCGTCTGACCCTCTGTGGAGGAGCCAGTCGCCCGACTCTATCACGCGTCTCCCCACTAGATCGTAGTTGTAGGTGTAAATCCACCCATTATTGAACGGTTGTCGTAAGTACAGGGAATTTTCAGGACTATCAGGACGATAGCCCTCGTAGGCGTCAAGTCGTTTCAGCATTTCGTCATCAACGATGACTGGCTCTGCCTTGAACGAACGATTGAAGCCGGGACCTTCTAGAACGGCTCCGGGATAGGAACCAAGGTCGTACAGTAGACCGGGAACATCAACGGTAAGCCCTTTGCCCGGTCGCAGGGTTCCGTAAACATAGACTTTTTGCATCAACGCCTCACAAAGTAAAAAGAAGGATAAAGACGAACGCAGTGATAGCGGTTCTCAATATCATCATGATGGAAGTATCCTGTAGCTGACCCACTTACCGTCTACTTTGACGAGGGGTGTGGGTCCGTCGTACCGGGGGGTGATTACCCCTTCACGAATAAGGCGCAGCCTCTCGCGGCGTACCTGATCGGCTTGGGCTATCCGCCAAACACCTTCGTTAAGAGGATACTTGACCCGTTGCGACCGTTCAAGGGCGTCCCAAATCCTAGGTGTCATTCCTGATTTCATCGTGTTTTACCTCTTATTATCTCTATTGCCTCTAGTCTTGCGAGTAGCTCCCCGAAGGTCCAGCCCTTAGCCCGCCAGTAATCCGGTCCTTTGAAACGGAGAGCCCAAGAGGGATCGGCGTTGGGGTTAATTACAGCCTTCTCAATAGCCTTCGGGGTGTTATCACACGCTATCGATGGCGCTTCGAGGCCAAGGTGCTGGAGGTACTGAGCGAATGCGCAGTCACCGGAGTTTGCGTAGTTGTAGGTTTTGTTTGGGTCTTGCTCACGCACCCAAGCAGTGAACTCCTCGACGGTTACGCTCATAGGGTCTATAGTCATATCACTCGCCTCCAGCTTCTCATGCGCAGCCACCGTCGAAATATCGGCGAGGCACAGACGCATATGTGGCCGCGTGCCGCGTGCCAGTTCATCCAGTTACGGTAAGGACCCCCCGTCGTTAGCCAGTGGCGGTTTCTGATAATCACTCGACGAGTCACAGCCTAGGCTCCCGAAGCGCCTTCTCGGCGACTCTCATCAGGGTGCTGTTGTCACACTTGCCGTCAACGTAGTCCTTAGCCGCGCTTGGCCACGTACTTGCACAAACCTCCGCGCAAATCTCGCGGGCGCGTTCCTTGATCGGGTCCAGTGGTGGTGGCGGTGGCTGATAGCCGTATTCCTCCAGCGTGCGTGCGTGGGCGATGATGCTGTGGTAACACTCCGAGTGTCGCTCTACCTCTTCAACGGAGACGATCCACCCGTTTAGCTCTATCACCCTTGCAATACAGTGCCGCGCAGGCAGTGGTTCAGTTGTGGTCATTGTGCTGCTCCGTAGTCCCGCGCCGTGGCCTCGTTGACCTGCTGATCGACCCAGGTCTTTAAAACGTTCCGGCGCTCAGTGAGAATTGCGTTGACTCTTTTCCATTCGGAGGTCGCCGCCTCCATCGCCTCTAGTGCACGGGCGTCGTCTTCCCGTGCCTCGCGTACAAGCGCTGTGAGGGTGTTGAACTTTTCCGTGTCCATAGGGTCTTTTCCCTTTTTCCTAAGGTGTCGGACTTTCACCGACCGTCTACCCCGTTACCGATTAGAGGCAGTCAGACCCGGACGCAGGGCCAGCGAGCAGAGAGTTTTTACGGATACGCTCTGCCAATACCGTTATAGGTCAGCACCGCCAAGATTATTAGGCCAAAAATGCAAAGATACACCCCAAGGGCGTACACAAAGCAGCGAACAATTGACACTGTCCCTAAATGGTCAACCATTTTATCGATGATGTTCATCTTACCATCTCCATCGCCCCTAGGATGGCGATGCCAAGAAGGCACAGGTACACCCCAAGGACGTACACAATAGGATGAGTATCCATCTTTCCCACTCCTTTATAGATAAGGATGCCTATGCCCGCTTATAGACCTAGACGCGGACCAAGACCCAGACCTACCCCAAGACGCGGACATAAACCCAGACCCGGATGCAAGCGTCTCATACCCGGACCCCGCCCTAGAGGCGGACCCGGACCTAGCCATTAAAGTCCCGGACCAAGACCTAGACCTGCGCCGGGCTCCTGACAAAGAGGGTCTTCCGAATCTCAGCTTCTGTTTTCGGCCTTTAAGCACAGTCAGTTACCCCTTTCCCTCTTAGCGGGCCTTAGACCAAGACCAAGACCTAGACCGATACCCGGACCAAGACAAAGACCCCGACCCAGACCCAGACCAAATATGAGGTTGGACTCCTGTCCTAGTCATGGACTGAGACATGGACCCGGACCAAGACCTGTCTGCGCGGGGAATCCCGGACATAGACCGTTCCCTAAGCTTTCGGCTACGACGGTGAAGCACGGAGGTTACTTAACCTCGCCGAATGCCTCGATAGCAGAGGTCTGGAGGTAGATGGAGTTGGGGAGGGCTTGGGCGTCCTTCCAATCCTTGGCGGTGAACGCACCAGTTTCGTACACGATGGCTGGATTCTCCAGCTTGATGCACGTGTCGTTGACGCCGACAAGGTCGCCGGTATAGATATAGTTCATGCAGAAGAAAGTCGCCCGCTTGCCCATCAGAGCCATCAGGCCTTCGTTCGCGTCTTCCGTCACCGTTACCAACTTTTTCATGTCACTTTACTCCTTCTCTCTCTCTCTTCAGTGATTGTTAGACCCAGCCCAAGACCCAGACCCGGACCCGGACCAAGACCTAGCCCTAGCCATTGACCAAGACCATAACCCAGACCTAGACCCAGACCTAGACCAAGCCCAAGACCTAGGCCCAGACCTAGATTTCTGTTTGCGGCCTCTAGCCATGGAGCTTTTCCTTTTTTCTACTAACCTGATCTAAACCCGGACATGTGCGATCTAGACCAAGACCCAGACCCAGACCCAGACCCAGGCCTAGACCAAGCCTCCAAAGACGAAGCCGCCAAAGACCCAGACCTGCGTACGGCACCAGACCCAGACCCAGACATAGACCAAGCCCCAGACCAAGACTTAATCCTAGGTCCAGCCCCAGACATAGACCAAGGGTAAGACCTAGCCCCAGACCTAGATTTCTGTTTGCGGCCTCTAGTCATGGGTTATAGCTCCTCGAAAATAACTATCATCCCTTTATCCCCTCTGCGATAGCCTTCTCTTGGGATCGGGGCAGTTATGCCCAAATCTTCAATGCAAGAGACGTTGTCTAGCGTCATCATACGCCAGCCGGGTAGGTCGCCGTGCTCTGAAACGCCACCCGTCTGATAGACTCTCATGCAAGCGTTGCCCGCCGTGGTCACACCTACGGCATGGACTTCTATGACGCGAGGCAATCCTTTATAGTGGATTGAGAGGGTCTTTCGACCGTTCAACGCCTCTATCATGGTTGTGACGACTTCACGGTTTACCGGAGTCAAGTCATTGAAAGTAAAGGCATTTGACATTGTCAAGTCCTTTCTTTTCTTCAGCCCTCGCAAGAGCCGTCGCAAGGGCAATCTTCACACTTGGTGCAAGACTCTGGAGAGTAAGAGCACCCGGCCTCGGTACTGATGCCATCGACATCGACATCGGCACCGCACTGAGGGCACTTGCCCGCCGTCGCATCAGGACTCGGAACGATTGGTGCACAGCACATAGGAGGACTCCTCTATGTTTGATAGACAACCCACTCAGGTTCGTACCTATCTGTACGGGCCGTGTGAGTGATGAAGAAGTTGATATCGTCTGGTCTCTTGAACACCGTAAGATTGTTGCCCAAACGGATGGCATAGGCGATGACTGACTCTTTATTGCTCCACGCGACGGGGCCAGACATACGTTGCACTCCCTTAAGTTACCACGCCAGTGCGAATTACTGCCTAGTAAGCCGGACTTACAACTTCCCTTGCTTACTCAGGGAAGGATCGCACTGACTCGATAACAAAAGGGTGAGCCTTTTTAAGTCGTGTGCTCAGGACTGTTTTGCCGTTTAGTTTAGACCTTTCGGTCAAGGCTCAACGGACTCTCGCCTACTAGGCCGCGATCTGCTCAGGAGCCGGTCGCGAAGCCCCTTTCTCCTTCTTGGAAGCGAGAATGGAAGCCTTGGTCTTGCCGATCAGTTCCAGCAACATCTTGCCGTCCTTGACAACTTCCTTGCGGACTTCAGTGTCGTAGCGGTTGCGCTCATCCTCGCGCTCGGCATTGGCCATTTCCCGCTTGACAGCCTTTTCGATAATGTCGAAGAAGGACGCAAGGGTATTGACCGGAACCGGCTCAGGATTGAGCTTTGCCGGGTCCTCGAACCAAGGATTCGCCTCGGCACCATCGATGTGGAACTTAGGCCAAGACTCGGCCCCTTCCATCGCCAGCTTCTTGCGGAACGTCGTAAGACGCTGATCAGTGACAAAGCGGCACTTATCCTCGGCGGCACTCTTCCCCATCTCCACGCCAATAGGCGAGAAGCAAAGGAACCAGCCAATAAGGCTGTTGCGTTCCCGTGCCGGGACTGATCGGGCCAAGACCTTGGCTTGCGAACAATCGCCAAAGGCGTCGGCATGACGAACGATGGCAACAGCGGCGTTTTGCACCTTTTCATGGGCCGATCCATACGCCTTGGCAGCTTCTTTCACAAGCTTGGAGACGTTGGCGGCCGAGGCTTGCTCGGTAATACTCATGTCGGTATGCTCCTTGTTAGAGATACGGCCAGACGTCATGTGTAAAGAGGGGCGTCCAGTCGTCCTAGCTTAATCCACAAGGCTAGGTGAAAAAGGTCGGACGAACCGGCCTCTTTCATCTAACAAGCTAGTTACTTGTTCAGGTGCAAGTCGCTCTCAAGACTTTGAAGAATATGTTTAGCTTGCCTTATGTACGCTTCGACAAGCGCCGTGGGCAGAGTCTCCCGTGCATATTCGTCACGGGCAAAGCTAAGTTTGTTGATGACCCTACTCATCTTGTTGATGATGGAAGGATCGGCCCGCCTTCGCTCTGGTGTGAAATGCAGTGTCATGATGTCGTTTTCCCGGTTTGAGGGGTATTGAGTCGGCCCCCCGACTTCCAAAGGAAAAGACAAGACGTGGCTAATTAATTAGTTCTCCTTTCTTGACGTCGTTTGGAGTCGATGAACAGACTCGGTAGTGCGTCACGTCCAAGGTGGGACAAGACGCGGTTAGTTGCTGGATGCGGGCCAGATGGCCTCTTAAAGCCTCTTCCGTAGTCACCCCTTGGTCAATCAAGGATTGACGTAACGAGAAGCCTCCAGACTGGCGGCCATTTAGGTGTGATATGGCTTCCTCCTGTTGCTAAGATTGTTGACGGTTCCGAGGCGTAGAATTGCTTCCCTCGCTTGCAGCTTCCTGTAAGCCTGCAATTCAGTGATGCCACAACGGCGGGCCTCGGCAATGACGGCTTGGGAATAGATTGAAACCATAGAAAGTCTCCAATAGCCCGTGGTTCAGGAGGATAGTGGCACACGGCAAAGGGGGGACAAGGCCGCGTTGTTTGAGCCACTATCCACTTGAAAGGCGGACAAGGAAGAAGAAGAAGAAGAGGGGATGTATAACACGTTGTAAGTGTTCCCCTCACCACTACATGTAAGAAGTGTGGAACGCACACCTAAGGGGCTGTCTGCGCCAGTGTATGATGCACCTTTGATAGGTTAGGCCAGCGGGCTTATACCTCTTGCTTATTTTCCGTAAGCCCCTAGAGCGAGCGCACACGGCACCCCTAAAGAGGAACAAACAGAGAACACAAGAGCCGCGACGCATCTCATGGACTTTGACCGGCCAAGGCACAACGCGCCTTCGGTCCTGATCAGAAACCCGTGTCAAGGGTCTCCGGGTCGCGAACGGGTAGCTTGTCCCGTCCGGTTCCTAGCAGTTATTACGCACTGCCTAAGCGAATATCATGGGGCTGTCAATCCCCTAGTAAGTATCCCAAGAGGAATAATTCCGACCATGTGAACACGCCACGGAATTGCCCGTCTGGGGTCCTTACTTCAACCCTGTTGCCAGAGATAGGTTTCAGACAATACATAATCAACCCTTTCCAGAGGCCCATCTTTGCAACGCCGCCCATCTGTGATAGTTGGGCGAATGTGACATTTCGTGGCCACCGTGCGAACGTCCGGCGAAGGATGCCATAGACGATTCGGGATAGTATCCGTCGCCTCCAGCGACTTCACCATTAACAAAGGTCAATGGTTTCCGCTCCCGTGGCTTGGACATATTGTCCACCACGATAAGGCGTTTCTTATCCCGTTCGGCCGCTTCACTGGCGTGGTACAGCCTCACTAGCTTGGCGTCGTTGCGAGCCTTAGCCCTCTTGCGCCGTTCGTTACGAGTCAACCCCATGATATTACACCTTTTCCTCTTGCGAGCGGGTATTGCTACCCAAGGTTGATTTAGACAAGGTAATCCCGAAGGACAGACTTGTCAAGGATCGAAAGACGTCAGGCCGTATCCAAGGATAAGCGCTAAGTGCACGGTTTAGGTGCATTCGCTCGGTCTAACGCCACCCCTCAAAGGGGCCAGTGCGTTTCGATGTTCTCAATCTGCGCCTCAATTGTGGCAGAAATAAGGCAGGCCCTCTAGTCCCTACTCCATTCATCGCTGATTATGCACGGTTCGTCTCACTATTCTAACCTATCTGGTACATTGTAGGGCTAACCCATTGATATGACAAGAGAATGTCCATCATGGGGATGTGTGAGCGTGGGCGTTCCCGTTTTGTACCCATGGCGAGGGGGGGGGTGAGGAACCCGCGCGCGTATATGTGCGGTACCGGGCACCCTCTCGGATTATATAAAAAATTCACCATTTTCTAATGGAAATATCTATAAAAGCACAATACCCTCTATTTGCCCCGTAGAAGCCCGTACAGCGCCTCTACAAGTTTTTGGGTGTCTGGTACCTCTCTACCTCGTTTCGTTGCTCTAGCATAGCTTAAAATCGGAAATAGAGCACATTGAAAAGGAGGGCTCCCTTCGGTCGCCCCTCAGGAGGATCGCCCTATAGAACACCTTTAAGGTTCCCCTTATAAGATATAAACCTTAATTAATTAATCCTTAATAGATTTATCTTCTTAGATATATACCTTTAAAGTATAAACCTTAGTATAGTAATCTATTATATATTATCTTATAAGAGATATTATACCATAGATTTCTCTTCTTGTCAATAACCTTTTCTTCTTGTCTTATCATCAAACTCTACCGTAACGCGGTGTCGGACCGAAAATGTTCTTAAAATGAAAGAAAGTTCTTGACTTTCACACCCAAACGTGGTATAATAGTAGTAGGAAGCAAGGGAGATTGATTAAAAGAATGGCCTACCTCAAGCACGACTCTGAGATACCTACCCAAGGCAAAGGGTCTAAACTCACTGCTCTCCAAGTACGTTTCGTTGAGGAATACCAAGTCGATTGGAACGCCAGCAAGGCGGTCATAAGGGCTGGTTACAAGACCAAGAACCCTAACCGCATCGGCACCGAACTCCTGCAACACCCCCTCGTGAAACGAGAGCTTGACGCCCGTACCGAGACTAGGAGAGAAAAAATGGAGTTCTCGGCTGACTTCCTCCTCACCAAGCTGATGGCGATCATCAACGATCCCGATATCAAGACTAACGACACCCTTCGAGCCATCGAGCTGGCAGGCAAATCTATCGCCCTCTGGAAAGAGCGGCAAGAGATTAGCGGCCCCGACGGCGACGCAATCCGAGTTCAGGAGCAGCACGTTGAACGAGAAATCGATGATTTCAAAAGCAGAATTGCTAGCATCGCTGACCGAGGAGGAGCGGAACGAGTTCTACCTTTCCCTAAGCCCGGAGGCTCTGGCAAGTCTTAAGTACGACTGGGACTTCTGGTCCCGCCCCAATCAGCTCCCTCCGGAAGGGGACTGGAACACATGGGTCGTTATGGCCGGACGCGGGTTCGGCAAGACAAGGATGGGTTCGGAGTGGATACGTTCCCTCGCCCACAAGTACCCCGGTTGCCGTATAGCCCTAGTGGCTGAGACTGCTGCTGATGCCCGAGACGTCATGATCAAGGGCGACTCAGGTCTTCTGTCGGTAGACCCGACACTCGACGATGATTGCTGGTCCCCTACCAATCGATGCCTCACATGGCCTAACGGCTCTAGGGCGTTCACGTATAACGGTACGACCCCTGACCAGCTCCGCGGACCGCAGCATCACTTCGCTTGGGTGGACGAGCTTGCCAAGTTCGAGTACATGCAAGAGGCATGGGATCAGCTCCAGTTCGGCTTACGCCTTGGGCGGCATCCCCAGAGCCTCGTCACCACTACTCCACGACCCCTCCCACTGATCAAGAAGCTTTGCAACGACCCTGACGTCGTAGTCACAAAGGGTGCAACGCTAGACAATCAAGCCAACCTAGCCAAGAACACAATCAAACAACTTTATGATAGGTACGGAGGTACTAGGTTAGGTCGTCAGGAACTCGAAGGAGAAATCCTAGAAGATATTCCGGGCGCTCTGTGGAGACGGGAGGACATCGATAGTGGCAGACTTAATCACGCCCCGGATGACCTTGAGCGAGTTATCGTTGCTGTTGACCCTGCGGCAAGCTCAGAAGAACGCGCCGATGAACACGGAATCGTCGTTGTTGGGCTTGCTAGAGATAAAGATGGCTATGCTAGAGGGTATGTCCTTGAAGACGCTTCTCTCCGAGGGACTCCTGAGGAATGGAGTCGAAGAGCCGTTCAGATGTACAGAAAATGGGAAGCCGACAGAATCGTAGCGGAGAAGAACAATGGCGGAGAGATGGTCGAAACCGTCATACGGACCGCTGACAGGTCAGTACCTGTCCGGCTCGTTCACGCAACTCGTGGCAAGGTTGTCCGGGCCGAGCCTATCTCCGCCCTCTACGAGCAAGGTAGGGTTCATCACGTCGGAAGGTTTGATGAGCTTGAAGACCAGATGTGTCTCTTCTCCATCGACAATGTTCGTAACTCATCTACTGGCTCTCCTGATCGGGTTGATGCTCTCGTATGGGGCCTGACTGAAATCTTCGAGAAGATTGCCGGACGTCGTAGGCTCCGTCAGAAAGTCGGTACAAACGAAAAGATAACGAAATACGCCGAGACGGGTTCTGCCGCCGGTGACACAAGCTGGATGGCAGGATAATTGATGAACGAAGCACAAAAGAAGCCTGAGGAGAAAGTAGACGGCTCCCCGATCGATGTTATCGACATCAGCGGGACTGTAGACCCTTCTTATGTCCCTGAGGGTTTCGACTCTGTCGAGGACTTCTTGCAAGATATGCGGGAAGAGTACCAAGCCGACGTCGAGTTCGACCGTGTAAACCGGGAGCAAGCCCTCGATGACAAGAAGTTCTCTGCCGGTGAGCAGTGGGACCCCATTGTTCTGGAGCAGCGTAAAGGCCTCCCCTGCCTCGTTATCAACAGCATACCGCAATTTACTGCCCAGCTCGTAGGAGACTGGAGAGAATCAAGAAAAGCGATCAAGGTTGTGCCCTCGAACGACGAGGATGTCGATATTGCCTCGATCCGAGGCGACCTGATTCGCTCCATCGAGATGCAAAGCCGAGCACATCGCGTCTATGACGGGGCTTTTGAGAGCCTTGTCCAGTGCGGTGACGGAGCTTTTCGCGTCTCGGTGGAATATGCCCGAGACAGTGTCTTTGATCAGGACCTCTTCATCCGTCCTATTGAAGACTGTCTCGCTGTTGTCTGGGACAGGATGTCTACAGACATTACAGGCCGTGACGCCAAGCGTGTATTCGTTGATGACAGGATACCAAAGAAGGAGTTCAAGCGTAAGTGGCCTAACGCCACGCCAGATTCCTTGATGGAGGACGACGCCACGCGTCAGAACCTCTCGATGACTGGTTGGTTGGATGAAAACTCCTACCGTGTCACAGAATACTGGAGGTTGATAGAGCGCCAGCGTCTGTACGGCCTGTTTGAGAACGGTAAAGTATTCGCCATCGACGGCGATAACATGGACGAACTCGTAGCAGAATATGGTTACCCTGTAAAGACACGACTGTCTTGGTGTTCCTACGCCCAGATGCACCTTGTCACTGGTTTCGCTATTCTGGACGGACCTTACGAATACCAGTTGAACCGCCTTCCTATCATCAGGATGAGCGGTCGTACTGTTAACATTGGTGGTCGCAGGGTTCGATACGGCCTTGTCCGGTTCATGAAGGACCCTGTCAGGCTCAAGAACTTCTGGCGATCGGTTAATGCTGAACAGCTTGGCTACGCCCCCAAAGCCCAGTGGATCGGGCCTGAGAGCGCCTTTGAAGGACGTGAAGACGACTTCCGTAAGGCCCATCTCTCCCGTGATCCGCTGCTCATCTATAACGACGATGCGACTGCTCCGCCGGAACGAGTTGAGCCTCCTCAGCCTTACGCCGCCTATTTGAACGAGGCGCAGGTTAATAGTCAGGACATGAAAGATGTCACTGGTATCCACGACGCCTCGCTCGGAGTCCGTTCAAATGAAGTGTCTGGAAGAGCTATTAATGCTCGCCAGCGTGAAGGGGATATCGCTTCACTCACGTTCTATGATAACGGCAATGACGCGGTCCTAGAGGCCGGGGATGTCATTAACCAACTCATCCCTCAAATCTATGACGGTACTAGAGTCATCCGGCTGATAGGGGAGGACGAGACTCAGAAGTTCGCCCGCATCAACGATCCGATGGACCCCCGTGCCGTAGACATGAGTGTTGGTGCTTTCGATGTCGCTCTGTCGACAGGTACTTCGTACACCACTCGTCGTGTCGAAGCCGCTCAGGCTATGATGGATGCTATCCAAGTCTTCCCGGCGCTTATGACAGTGGCCGGACCTGAGATCATTCGAGCCCAGGACTGGCCCGGTGCCGATAAGATCGCCGAGAAGATGGAAGAAGCACGTCAGCAAGGGATGGTTGATCCCCAGCAGTTCCAGCAGATGCAAGAACAGCTTCAGAAGCTTCAGCAAGAGAACCTGATGATGAAGGTTGAGAAGGAAGCTGCTGATAAGGATCGTGCGATTGACATGTACAACGCCGAGACTCAGCGTATCCGGGCTCTGTCTGATCACGAGGTCGATGGCAACAACATGGAAATGGAAGCCATCCGTATGATCCTCGACGGTTCTAAGGACCTCGATGAGCACGACATCCGTCGCGAAGAATTTGAACAGAAAAGACAAGATCAGCGAGAGGATAACGCCAGACAGCACGCGCTGGCAGAGAAATCTCTCGCTATGAAATCGACTCCCGCCTCCACAAGCACTTCCGGTGGCGGGAAGCAGTCGCAATCAAGGAAGAGCAACGGTTAAAGGACCGCTAACCTTACATTATGAGTACAAACAACACTAACGTCGAACCGACTGAAGTCGATCTCGATGCTTTTGCCGCAGACTTCTTTGGCCAGAAGAGTGCAGCTCCAGAGCCGGCCAGCTCGGAAGCAGACGAGACGGATGACGAGTTGGAAAGCGACGCCCCCGAAGCTACTCACACTCCCGAGGGTGATCCCCTCGCTGATGACGAAGACGAAGAGGAGGATGGTGAAGAGGAGGAGGAAGAAGATTCCAAGCCCGCACCGAAACCTAAGAAGAATCGTTTTCAGGAACGCATCGATGAGTTGACTACAGCCCGTAAAGAAGCTGAACGTGAGGCCGCAAGGCTGCGATCAGAGTTCGAGGCGCTGAAAGTAAAGCTCGAAGCCAAGACTGATAAGACTGAAAAACCTACTACAGATGTAGTTAAAGATAATCGTCCCAACCCTGACGCCGTTAAGGAAGACGGCTCACCGAAGTATGAACTAGGTGAGTTCGATCCCCAGTATCAGGCCGATCTCGTAGCCCATCTGTTCGCAGAGAAGGAAAAAGAGATTGAGGCTAAGCTGGCCAAGAAGGAGCAGGAAGAGTCGCTTAAGGCTGCACGTACAGCCATCGAGACTCAGTGGAACGATAAGCTTGTCCCCGCACAGGAGCGTTACCCTGATTTCAACGAAAAAGGTCAGCAGCTTGTTGACTCATTCGAGGGATTGGACGAAGCCTATGGCGAGTATCTCACCTCTACGATTATGAGTATGGATTTTGGTCCTGACGTCTTGTACTACCTAGCGAATCATCCAGACGAAGCCAAAGCCATCGTGAACAGTGGGCCGACTAAGGCCACGCTTGCTCTTGGCAGGCTTGAGACTAAGTTTGCGGATGCCGAGCTGGAGAAACAAAAGGCTCGACCAAAGGTTTCTAAAGCCCCTACGCCTCCGGCACACAGGAACAAAGGTTCCGCTGCCGCAGTCGCAGAGATTCCTGACGATACAGACGATCTTGATCTATTCTCGCAGAAGCTGTTCGCCAAGAAGTAACCTTAGGACGTAGCCATTACTCATAGTTAAAAAGGGAACTTTCTACAATGGCTACTGTTACTGTAGATCAAGCAAAGCTAGTCCTGAACGCCTTTGCCGCGATCTTCCAGAATAACCTCGTATCTGCCGATCTCGTAACTTGGAAAAAGTTCGACGGCGAAATGAACGACCGTAATGCCCTGACCGTTGTTGAGCAGGTTGTGCCTGACTACACCACGGTCTTCTCGACCAACGCCGTTACCGATCTCTCCGGTGGTGTCCAGGACACGACCTTTGGTTCGGAGCAGTACAAGCTCACCCAGCTTGTTAACTCCAGCATGGGTTGGGCCGACTTCGTGAAGATTCGCGATCTCGGTGCTGCCCGCGAGAGCGAAGCCCTCAAGGCGGCTGCCCTCCGACTGGCGACGGACATTGACGCGTACATTATCGGCTTTGCTGCCAAGGCGGGTAACAACCTGCTTGGTGACGGCGTCTCTGATGTTGCGACCTACGACGACGTTGCCTCCGGCTACACCCGCCTGAAGGACGAAGGCGTCGAAGACATCGATCTCCGTGCCGTTCTGTCGTACCACGACAAGCAGGCGCTGGGTTCGGATATCGTCTCCGACAACGCGTCCCTGTCCGGCGAAGGTTCCGGTGTCTACCGTTCGGGCTTCACTGGTAAGGTTGCGGGTATCGATACCCTCTTCACCCAGCAGCTCCCGTCGGTTACGGTTGGTACTCGTCTGGAGACGAGCGCACTGACTGCCGGTACCGCCGACTCGGCCACGACCTACGCCTCCGTGGCGATCTCGGGTGCTCCGGGCCAGTTCAAGACCCAGATTCTTAACATGGATATTGGTTCTGGTACTGAGACGCTGGTTGACGGTGATGTCTTCACCATCGCCGGTGTGTACGCCTATGACAACCGTGCGAAGAAGGCGCTTAACCACCTCCAGCAGTTCCGAGTCATCGGTAACTGGACGGCTGTGGGCGGCGTCGTTGCTCCTCGGGTCTTCCCGGCGATCATCACCTCGGGTCCGTATCGTACGGTGGCTCAGGCCGCTGCCAATACGGCTGCTGTGACCTTCGTTGGTGCCCCCGGTGCTGTCCTTCAGCCCCGGTTCATCGCGAACAAGTCGGCGATCGTGGTCAATACTGCCGATCTCATCATGCCCGCCACGGGTATTGCGTCGCGCAAGTCGCTGACCAAGATTCCGCTCAGCGTCCGCATGTGGCAGGATTCGACGTTTGCTACTGGCGAACACCGTGTTCGTTTCGACGTCGCACTCGAAGCCAACGTCCGTGCAAACGGTCGTCCGAAGATTGTCCGTATTAACGGTTCGTAAAAACTAACTAGGCCGGGGGTCCCTCAATGTTGAAACCCCCGGTCATTTTTTATAGAGGATAAGGCAAATGGCTCTTCCTACCAATGTTACTAAATCTGACTACCTCAAGGCTAAGATGCAGAAGGACGGCTCCACTGTAACCTACGCCGCTGTCGATATCTCCTCGTCTTACGTCGAAGCAGAGGTACAAGCTATTTCTACGGCGGTGACTGACCTCATTGCCACGCTCCGAACTCAGGGCGTTATCAAGTAAGGCGAGGAGCATTTAATGTTAGTTCAAGAGAGATACACACCAGTAGTAGTTGGGGTCAATACGACCGTCCAATACAATAGTCAACAGATTGGGGGTTTCATTGCCGTCACTGCCGGTACTATTACCATCGTCGATAACAACGGTACGACGGTATTAAGCGCTATGCCTGTAACGGCAGGTGTCTACTATCCGCTCCCTATGTATCTACGCAATGGCAGCCAGAATGGCACGTTTACTACAGCGGGTGGGGCAAGCGGTACCCTCCTTGTTTAATAGGAGATAGCACATGACAGCCTCTAAATACGCCTCACAGCAACCCGCATTCAGGTCGCCCTATGAACCGAGCCTGAAATTTAACGATGCCCGGAACAGTCAGTATTTGGTAATTTTCCGGGCTATGAACCAATTAGCAGGATAAAGTTATGGCAACATACACGATTCTGGACGGGAATGGGGCCCCACAGTCCATAACTGTCCCTGATATAGGACCTCAGACAGGGGCCAACTCTCAGTCGGTAGTTCCTAACACCGACACTCCGTTTCCGGTCGTAGGTAATAGTGCCGCTGCCGCTGCCGATAGTGGTAACCCAGTCAAGGTAGGGGCCCTCTATCAATTAACTAAGCCTACGTACACTGACGGGCAACGCGGCAATCTCCAGATCGGGTCGAGAGGTTCGCTCTCTGTGCAGCTTGCAGGTACGGATAACGGCACCCCAATCCCTACCGATAGTCTTGCAACTATAGGCACTGGTGCTCTATGTGTGCAGCCCTTCGCTCCAGCCGCTATTCGTAAAAGTTATGCCGCAGCCTCCGGAGGTATTTCCAACACAACTACCGCTGTTACGATGTTTGCGGCAGTCGCCTCTAACCGGACTTACCTGACGTCTCTTCAAATAACGGCAGAGGCGTTAGGAACAGCTACAGAGTTAGCTATTCGGGATGGGGCTGGAGGCACTGTTCTTTGGAGAATAAAGATAGGCACTGGCGGCCTACCCGGATTAGACATACAGTTTCCGGTACCTCTCCGAGGGAGTGTAGGTACCCTGATGGAGGTTGTAACTTTGACAGCTAGTGGCACTGGTGCAGTTTATGTCAATGCGCAAGGTTACTCCAGCACTCTTTAGAGAAGATATTTACTATGGTGGCTTCGCTATTTGAACTGCAACAATATCTATTAGTTAGAGGGTTAAATATGGCGCATCCGCCTTCACTAGGTTATTTCGGAGATAGTATTACTGCTGCCGGGTACTCAGAGACTTCTACCTACCTGGGTAAAGGCCTACAAGGTTACCCGACATGGACCGGCATTTTAAGCAATCATCGGCTCTTGCATAACGATGCTTGGAATTTCGGAATCTCCGGTAATACTACTACCCAGATGTTGGCAAGGTTGAGTACCGTAGTCGCAGCTAACCTAGACGTGTGTGTTATCCATGGCGGGACAAATGATCTCACCAATTCTGTCCCATTCGGGACTATCATCTCAAATCTTAATAGTATTTACACGACTCTATTGAACACGAACACGATTATCATCGCTATCCCGATATTAGGTCGAACAGCTCCTACTGCCCTGACAGGTGCCCAGCGCCAGATAGGTATGCAGGTCAATGACTGGATCAGGCGTCAGGCTCAAACGAGAGCTGGGTTTTTTGTGGCCGACTGCTCTCTAGATTTCGATGATCCCGCCTCCACAGACTGGAGTCACAGAGCTGGATACACCGGCGACGGCATCCACCCCTCAGTTGTCGGGGCCAAGGTTATCGGCCAGAAAGTAGCGGACGTCATCAGCACGTTCTACCCTGACTGGCGGCAACCCGTCATGAGCAGCGTGGACCTTTATGACGCAACTCTGTTGCCCAACGGTAATATGTTTGATGGCATGTTCGCAGGAACGGGAGGCTCTATAGTAGGCTCTGCGGGTAACGTAGCGACTGGATGGTCTGGGGACAGTACCCAGTTGGGTGGAGCGACTCTGGTACCATCCAAGACTACTTTGTCAGACGGTCGGACAGCCCAGCAGCTTGTTCTATCCGGGACTTACACCGGCTCAAGCAAGCGAGCCTTTATGTACAGGACGTTGACTAACAGCAATTTCGCGGCAGGTGATACCATAGAGGGTTTGATATACGGCGAGATTGGTAGCAATTCCGGTATCGCAGCTCTTGATCTAGACATTGAGATCACGGATGGTGGTGTAACGAAGCGACTCCATTCCAGCGATATGAAAGCAGATAGGTTGCCTGCTGCTGGGTTTTCCGGTAACTTGCTCACACCTCGTTACACGTTCGCTAATACACCGACTCTTGTTCGTGTATGGTTGGAGGTTTGGTTCACTAACACCGGCACTACTGATGCAATCTCAGGTACCGTTAAGTGGGCCTCAGCGAGTGTTCGTAAGGTTCAATAATTTGTCGAGGTACGATAATGACATTAGTCTCTGAAATCATAACGGACGCTTATCGTATCAGCAATCTTATTGCGATTGGCGTCTCTCCTACCGCAGAGCAACAGACAGAAGCTCTCCGTTTTCTTAACAGGATCATAAAGTCAGTTTTCGGTAACGAGGCGGGTGACCCTCTCACTGCCTTTCCGATTGGTAGTAACAACATTACGAGACCCGCTGGCTATCCTTGGTGGGACCAAGTTCCTGATGAGGATTGGTTCGTACCGAAGAACTATAGGCTGATGCTCAACCTGACTTCGGCTCTGACGCTTTACCTGCACCCTGATCCGGACGACGGCTCTAGGTTCGCAGTGAACGACATCAGCGGCAACCTCGGTACGTATAATGTCAACGTCTATGGTAATGGCAGGCTGATCGAAGGATCGAATGTAGTTACCCTGAACACTGATGGTTACGAAGCAGAGTGGTTCTTCCGTAAAGATACGGCGAACTGGGTGAAATACGCCCCGCTTATTAGCTCCGACACCTTCCCATTTCCCGAAGAGTTTGATGACTACTTCATCACGATGCTTGCTATGCGGCTTAACCCCTCCTATGGAGCGGCCCTCAGCGAAGAGGCAGTAAGCGTCTTCAAGCGTTCCAAGCGGCAGCTTCAAGCTAGGTATACCCAGAATATCTCGATGCACTCTGAGATGGCCCTTATCCGGCCTGCCAGAGTCGCTCTAGACAGGGACCGTTGGGGCTCTATCTACGATCTGTACAACCCAAGTGATATGTTCAATAAGGGATGGCCATTCTAAATGGTAAAGGTTAACTTCAATACTAGCGACTTCAGACGCCAAGTTGCAGATACCGGGGCCCTAATCCTTAAGAATAGGTACTTCGAGCAGAACCCTTTTCTGACGGACGACGGGGCCTCCCTGATTGCTCGTCCAGGTATGCGCCGACTGAAGTACATCGGACCCGGTCCTGTTCGTGGATTGCACTCCGAAGCCGGAGCCTTCTCAGGCGATCTCTTCGTAGCCTCAGGTGCTAACCTCTACAGGATGGACAATCTGCTGTCCGAGACGTCGCTGTATGCCAGTCTTTACAACCCCGAGAGGGGGTTTGTCAACATGGCGATCACGGCTCAGATCGGGGATACACCGGAATATCTCTTCGTAGCGGATGGGCAGTCGCTGCTTGTGTACATAGCTAATGGCTACGCCCATAACATGCTGAGCGGAACTCCTGCCAATACCAACGTCGTCGTAATCGATACCGTCTATTACAGCTTTACAAACGGTTCGGTGGACGCCGGTACCCCTGCCGGGACTGCTGGTAACCCATGGCTAGTGGCGCTAGGTGCTACAGCTACTGAGGCTTTCACCAACCTCTACGACGCTGTTAACGCTTCTGGTGTAGCTGGTACGCAGTACTCGACGGCTCTCGTAGAACACCCGACAGTTAGCGCCAGCTCCCACACAGCCTCCGCTGTCACGGTAAGGGCGAAGACCGCAGGGGCTCCAGGTAACGGTATTGTTACCACTGAGACCGGAGCAGCACTGGCGTGGACGAACCCCGGCACTCTTACAGGAGGCGGCGGCAACGTCATCCTTCAGGTTCAGATGCCCGATGACGTTGGTGTCATTGACGTTGCAGTTGTTAACTCTTATGTCATCGTCATTCCGGTACAAGATAACGGCTATCAAGGCCGTTTCTACTGGATTGAACCCGGTGAAATCTCTGTCGATCCCCTGAACTTCGCAACGGCTGAAAGGTCTCCTGACGGGGTATATGGTGTCGAGGTCTTCGGAGACCAGTTCTGGTTGCCGGGGGAAAGCACGACAGAAGTCTGGTACGTTACCACTGATCCGACTAATCCGATGCAACGGCTTCAAGGTATCGTCCTCGATCGTGGGTCGTGGCAGAACACGGCTCAGGCACTGCACGAAGCAATGCTGCTAGTAGATGCAGACGGTGGCGTCTTCATGGTAGAGGGTGGTTCTCCTCAACGAGTATCTACACCGGATATAGAAGAAGAAATACGTGAAGCTATTTCCCTACAGCAAGGGTATCTTTATTAAGGACTGAACTATGGCTCTTGTTCATGCGGACAATTTCTCAATTTATGGTACTGATACGTCCCTTCTGCTAGACGGTATTTATGCCGAAGAGGGTAACCTATCCCTTAGCACTGATCCAGACGGTATCTCTGGGGGTCGCGTTGTAAACGTGTTTAACAACTCCACGAACGGCGAGTTCGTAGCCCTTCGGTATGCGCTTCCTGCGGGCGACACTACGAAGGTCGGCATCCCTTTTCGGGTGTGGCTCACCTCTCTGCCTACCATAGACGCCGTAGGTCCTCATATAGCTCAGTGGCGTACTAGCGGGAACTCGGCTCTTGCCGACCTTCGTGTGACCTCTAACGGTCGTCTCTCGATGATCATCACCGGAGGCAGCACCTATACGACTACGACACCCGTCGTAACTGCAAATGGTTGGTACCATATCGAAGCAGTCTATACCCACGGGTCCGGTGCTCTGTGCTCCTTTGAAGTCCGGGTCGAGGGTATTACAGTCCTGACTCAGACTGATGTCGCGGCGACTAATGCCGATGTCGGCCAGCTTCGTATTACCGGACAGAACTCAGGCACAACGATCGGGCCTCGGTACTACATCAAGGACTATGTCGTGTGGGACGACAACGGAACCTATAACACTGACTTCCTTGGGTCGGTGCTGGTTACTAATCTCACCCCGACAAGCGACGTGTCGTTGAACTGGACTCCGTCCTCGGGTACGACCGGGTATGAGATTTTGGATAACATTCCTCCGGTCGATACAACTTACATCTATGCCGAGGATGCTCCGCTACCGAGTCCGTATGTAGCTACGCTGTCTGATCTCCCCTCCGAGGTGACCAGTGTCAAAGGCCTGATCACTTTTGTACGTGCCGCTAAATCGGACGGTGGTGATGGTTCTCTTCAGGTCGGTCTTATCTCCGATCCGGACGGAACTCCGGCGACTGTACTGGGAACAGACCGTCCGATCACAGTGGCTCAGACTTACTGGCGCGATGTCTTTGAAGAAGACCCTGCTACGACGGCTCCGTGGATTCCGGCTGCCGTTAACGAAGTCGAACTTCAGATAGATCGTACTACATAATTAGGATAGGCTATGGTTGCAACACCTGAAATTCAAGCGCCTCAAGCCGGACTGTTAGCGGTCCAGCGCCAGAGTGCTCCCGAAGTACTGGTGCCTCAGGGGTCTGCGTTAGCGATCTACAACATCCCTGCTGAGAGGATTCACGTCACTTACGGTGATATCCATGTCGCCTACAGGCGCGACTCTCAGCAAATGAAGGTTACCGGAGGTCAGGTTCTTGCTGTCGTCCGTGGTCGAATAGAAACCCCTAAACTAAGGACATGGGCATTCACCCTCGATGGGCACGATATGTTCGTTATCCGTCTCGGCACGACAGGAAAGACCTTAGTCTTTGATCGTTCCACTAAGACGTGGTCGTGGTGGACAAACGGTAACAACGGCAACTGGAGGGCTAACATCGGCCTTAACTGGCGCTCTGCCGGTTCTATCCCTAGTAACTACGGTAGCAACATCGTAGTAGGGGACGACTCCTATGGAGTGCTCTGGGTCCTCGATCCCGATCAAGGTGTCGATGACGCGTTGCTAGAGGACGCCGAGGTTACGTTCCCTCGCGTTGCGACGGGACAGTTGATAAACAGGGAGCGGAACTTTCGTCCTTGTTATCAAGTGTACCTCACAGCCTCGTTCGGGCAACCGGCCTATACCGGGGCCTCCGTCTCTCTAAGCTACAGCGATGATCTTGGAAACACGTTTAGTAACGCTGGGACTAGGATCGCTGTAGAAGGAGAGTATAATGCTGAATTTGCTTGGCGAAGTCTTGGTAGGATTGTTCCTTCTGGTAGACTCTTTCGTGTTGAAGATGACGGTGCCTTCGCCCGAATAGACGGACTTGATGTAGACGACGGGAGTTAGTAGTGGTAGGCAGGATTCAACCCCTAGCTAAAGAGTTTGAGATTGTCGGACCAGACGGAAAACCAACCGATTATTTTATACGGTGGGCTCAAGAACGTCAGATTGATATCGCGCAGGGCATTAGTGCGGCTGAGGCCCAGCAGCTTATAGATGACTGGGCTGCTGCTAGAGATATCGTTGCGGGTGTAGCACTCGACGGTGGCGGTAATCTATCGGCGGATGTCACCTTAGACTACGCAGGCGGAATTGCTGATCAAAGCGATGTCGACCTCTCAACTCCTCCGGCCGATGGGCAAGTCCTTGTATGGAACGACGGAGCCTCTATGTGGGTTCCGGCAGATCAGTCGGGTGGCGGGGGAGGCGGAGGACTTACGCTTATCGGTACGCAGACTCTGGCAGTCGGGGCAGCTAGCGTAACCTTCGGTTCTATTCCACAAGACTACAAAGATTTGGTTCTGGTATGGTCTCTTCGAGGGGACACGGCTGTTGCCAACACCGACTTTTTTGCGCGGTTGAACGGCGATACCGGAGCAAACTATGACTACGAGTTTGTACACTGGTTTGCAACGGGATCGTCCATTAATCAGTCTACTGGACAGACAGCAGGTCGCATAGCCTCTATTACTGCCGGAAGTGCTACGGCGAGTCACGCCAGCGTAGGCAGACTTGAGATACCTAACTACACAGATACGACCTTCTTTAAGGGGGCGTTCTCTGATTTCTTCAGCTCCCTAGGAACTGGCGGATTCTCTCAAGGTCGAGGTTTATACGGGTTTAACTGGCGTAGTACGGCGGCTGTCACCAGCATCACTGTCTTCCCATCTGCTGGAAACATCATAGCCGGTTCTACGGTGTCGCTTTATGGGCGGCCTGCCGCATCTGTTGTAGGAGGAAGTTCAGCGTTTTTTAGTGGTGGCACTGGTGAGTTTGGTTCCGTCAATACCGGAGCCAGAGCTACTAAAGGCGTTCACTACAAACCTGATCGCTCCGTAACCCTGAGCAAGTTGTGGGCAGTTATAGATGCCGCTGCAACCTCTGAGACGTTCTACGCACAGATAGCAACAGTAAACCCCTCAACGGGTACTATTACTGCCGTGGTGGCGACTGGATCGACGATAGTAGCTACATCGACTAACCCCGAGTACTACGCACTACCGTTTTCCGTCCCCGTGCGGTTGACTTCAGGCCTGGATTACGTACTCCTAGTGGTTCGTGCGGACGGTTCTGGAACCTCTGTTCTACGCCTTTACGACGGGGATGGGGAGTTCTTCCGCGCCAACGCGCCGGGAACAAAGCAAGTAGGTAGGTGGGAATACAACACGATCGGGGTTTCTGCCGCTCAGGCTACCTCTGCATCAAGCACGGCCACTGGGTTTGCGATTTGGCCGGAGGGCGATATAACCTCCAGTACTGGTGGCGGAGCCGTATGGGGGCCGTCTGCTCTAAGCGGCAGCGGCGTCCTTGGTTCGGCCTTCGCCACACACGGGATGGTTTTTAAACCCTTTGTGGATATAACGATCACTGGGTTTACGTGTTATCAGCAAATCGCTGCCGGTAATACGTACAGATTCTTTATAGCCCCGATGTCATCCGTATCGCTGGATACAGATAATCACACCTTGACTGGTGGGACGCTAGGCACAGAAATGTACAGCCAAGCGTTCACGAACCCTACAACAGCTAACCAGACTAGGGTAATAGAGTTAACCACTCCACAGGTACTGACAGCAGGTACTGCCTACACTATTGGTATCCAACGGACTGATAGTACCGGTACTGCGGTATCGCAATCAAACTGGACGACGACTGAGTACGGGTCATACGGGTTTCCGGGTGAGGTGTACAGGCGTCTGTACAACATCAATAACTCGGGTAGTCTGAGTGGGCTTTCGCTCACGTCGATTGATACAGGTACGGCTAACGCCCTATGTCTTTGGCCTTTTGGGATAACCTAGATGTTACAGCGGACATACAGCACAGAGATTGTGCTAAAAGCCACTGAACAGTACTCCAGCGAGATCAAAGGTTTCTGTCCAGAGGAGTGGTTAGCAAATAGGGGCAACATCGCTCTAGTGTCTTCTGATGGTGATGTAGCCCTCTTTGAACGAGACGTCCCGCAGGTAGTCACAGGTCACTACTTCTTCTTTTGTAGAGGCCGTGACGCCATCAACCTATCGAGAGAGGTGTTAGACGAGGTATTCTCTGGGCCGTATGATATCCAGATTATACGCGGTTTAACGCCCCTCGATAATAAAGGTGCCTTATGGATGTCTCGTCAAGTAGGGTTCAAGTCGTACGGTGATATTAAGACACAGGCCGGTCTTTGCCGACTGTTCATACTAACAAAACAGGAATGGGAGCAGTTGAATGGGTAAACTCTTTGGAGGCTCTAAGTCTAGCCAGACTAGCTCCAACCAAGCCTTTGGCGCTATTAACAATGCCGTTCAACCGGCTCTTGGGAATATCGCGACAGGCTCTAATGCCCTTAACGCCTTCCTTTCTGGAGACATGTCGGGCTTCAATCAGTTCAAGCAGAACACTGGATTTGACTTCGCTAATGAGCAAGGCTCTCGTGGCATCACCGGCAACGCCGCAGCCCGTGGTCTTCTCCGTAGCGGGGGTACCGGAAAGAGTTTGGTGAACTTCGGTAACCAGCTTCAGCAGCAGTTTTCGGATAACTACTTCGACAAGTTGCTCAAGCAGTCGGGCCTTGGCCTTCAGGCTGGACAACTCCTTGCTGGTGCCGGTCAGGTCAGTAACTCTAAAAGCAAAAGTAAGCCGGGGCTGGGAGGCTTTGTTGGTACAGCATTGACGGGAGGAGCGCTCTAATGGCAGGATTGCTAAGCCTAATCGGCCAAGCTATTGGGGGTCCGGCAGCTGAGGAGATTCCGACCATCGTGGTTAACGGGGAGAAGCCTGCGTCTAAGCCTGCAGCTAAACCCCTGCAACCGCTTCTGGCAGAGACCGATCCCAGACTACGCGAAGAACTTGCTGGTCGGGCTGCGAACTATCCAGAACGAAAAGGAAAACTATTCGGTACTAAGGGCACTCTTCGTGATGTCCTTGGCACTCTTGGGGATGCCTTTCTGGTGCAGTCGGGTAACAAAGCTGTCTACGGACCTCGTAGGGATCAGGAACGTCTCTCTGACGCCCTCGCTGGGTTGTACACTGGTAATGAGTCTGAGCAGCTCGCTGCCTTGGAACAGGCCAGCTACGAGAACCCTGAGATGGCTCAGCAGATTTACTCTGACTACATGCTTAATAAGGCACGGCAAGCGCAAGCGGAAAGCCTCGGCGGTACTCGGGAAAGCGTCATTGCGGATAGGAAGTACAAGCAGATGCAGGACTTCGGTAACTATGCTGCTAGACTTTTGGCCAAGGCAGATACTCCGGAGCGTCAGGCCGCTGCCATGAACGTCATCAAGACAAGGGCTCAAGGACTAGGTATTGATCCTTCTGAACTCGGCATCAATGACGATATGTCAGATGATGAGAGATCAGTTCTAGGGGCTGGTGACATGACAGTCAACCAGCAGCAGCAGCTTCCTCTTGCCCAGCAGAGGGCGGCTATTGCCCAACAGAATGCCGACAGCCAGCGTATCTCTGCCACTCGTCCGCGTAACCCTCCCCGACCTCCTGCCCGTGTTCCGGCACTGGAAAGAGTCAAGGATAAGATTGCTGCTGGTGAGAAGCTGACACCCGGAGAGCAGAAGCTCTACGACGACGCACAGCCAAAGAGTCGAGGCTCTGGTAGGCGTTCTGGTGGCGGGTCGTCGAGGCCAGCAGCATCTGGGTGGGGTAAGGCTACTGTTGTTAAGTAAAATGTAAGGAATCTTTTTGATGCCTTTGTATGAGATACAGGCTCCAGATGGTAAGAAGTACAGGATCGAAGGACCTGATGGTGCTACTGATGAACAGGTAGCGGCCGAAGTCCTTAATCAGTATCCCACGGCCGCATACGGTCCGGAAGTTCAAGGGTCTGCTCCTATGGCCGATATGGGTGTCCCCCAATCTGCGGCAGACCAGTTGGGTACCATTATCAACAATCGTCCCAGGACGCGCTGGGAGTCTGCGCTGGAAGGTGCCCAAGGACAACGTCCGGGGCTTGATCCTGAGAATGAGTTTGGCGGCCCCCGCTTCATTGACGTAGGCGGGATGAAGATCGGGAATCCTCTGTCGACGGTTAGAGATATCACTGATCTGGCGGCGAGGGGTTTTGAATACGCCGGAGCCGTAGGGCATCGCGGACTAGAGACTCTTGACGATATCGCAATAGGGACAGGGTTAGCTGACCTGCCGAGTGCCATAGGTTTAGATAAACTTATGGGAAATCCCGGAGGGAAGCTCCTTCCGGGTACCATGATTGGTGCCCTAGGGGAAGCCTTTCCTCTAGGAGGTGCCGAAGTCGGTCTGGCTAACCCTGCGGCAGCGGCTGCAAGGAAGCTTACTCCGGAACAGGAGCAGGCATACCTCCACGTAGCTGAGCGTGGTACGCCGGAGCAAATCCTACAGTTCGCTAAGCAGGAGGGGTTTGACCTCGAACCCGAAGCCGTATCTAACTTTGTAAGAGAACGAGACGGTGGCCGCCCCGTAGGCGATACTGTCGGGTACAAGCAGCAAGAGCTTCCTTTAGAGGAGCAAGGCTCTCTGCCGTTTGAAGGCCCTACTCCGCAAGAGCGGGCGATGGAGGTCAAGCTTCGTCAAGAGGCTGATGACTTCCTTGCCAATCGTCCTGAGGATACTACGCCTGATGTCCGGCAGCGGGAGTTGCCTCTCGATACACCTCCTCAGCAAAGGAGCTTTGACTTCGGTGACACGGAGCCGCCTAAGCAAAAAGCGATCAATGCTCGCGATACCGCAGACGAGATTTCTCCCGAGGTTTCTGGAGCCGTCGATCATATCAACAAGGTGACAGAAGGCTGGGAGAATGCCCCGGCTATCGAGGTGTTCGATAACTTCGATAACCTCACCGATATCGATCCTCTAGCTATTGGTGTCCTGCGTCCCGATGGCTCGGTTGCTGTTAACATGAAGAACGTGATTGCGGAGGCGGAAGCCCTCGGAGTCGCGCCTAATGACGTGCTCTCTGCAACCACCTTCCATGAGGCGCTTGGTCACCACGGCCTGTCTCAGAAGTTTGGAGACGGTCTCGACTCCTTCCTGGAGGGGATGTACAACAACTCGACTAAGTTTAAGGACGACGTCGATTCCTGGATTGCTAACAATCCCGATCAGTACTTAGAGGACATAAACCCTTTGGCTCGTGCCGCTGAGGAAGTTCTAGCAGAGATGTCGGAGAAAGGGGCCATATCCCCTAGCACGATGGACCGCCTGAAGAACTGGTTGAAAGACCTTGGTCGTCAGGCCGGACTGAAGATGGAGTACTCTGATCGAGAGGTCAAGACCATCCTAGGTATGGCTCATGACGCCGCCATCAAAGGCCCGGCTCGTGACGTCGTAGGTAACGGGTTCCGTTATCGACCCCAGACTAAGAAGTTGTCTGAGATGACTGACGAGGAGCTGATCCAGCATCGTCGGCAACTGAGTAGGGCAGCTACCGCCGAGTTGGACAGGGTTGAGAACGGTAAGACCAAAACTATTCAGCCGTTCCCAGAGCAAGAACCCGACTACTGGCGGTTTGCTCATAAGACTGATGACGGCAAGACGGTCACGGGTTACTATACTGTCGAAGACGGGAAGCTTGATAACTTCTCTATCTCGTCTGAAGGCGGGGCTCGCGCCATAGGCCCACGGGCTATCCGTCAAATTGGGCGTGATTTGTTGAAAGAACATCCAGAGGCCAAGGGCGTTTCTGGGTACCGTTTGTCGGGTGCTCGCAAGACGGAGGAGTTTGTTACTTCCGGCAACAAGTTCATGAAGCGTCGCACTGTCGGGCCCGGATCAAAAGGGCAGCCGAAGGGTTCCTTTAACGAGCCTGAAGCGGAGGCGTCGTCCGTCATAGCGAACTATCGTTCTAAGCGTCCTGTAGAGGACATCCTTGCGGAGGTGGCTCCGGAGAAGAGCCCAGAGTCGTGGGATGAGTGGATCGACGAGGCCGGAAAAATTAAGATGACGGGCAAGATGGCCCAGAGTCTCGCTAGGGGGGCTGAGGTGCCCGAGCTTAAAGCGGCCGAGCGTTTCTTGCTAGAGTCTACTAACCGCATCTTCGATTTGTCACGTAAGGCGGGGCAAGGTCGTGCGTCCGAACGGGAACTCTATCTTCTGGGTAAGGAGATTGAGCGGGCCAAGAACGTCGCCGAGTCTATTCAAGACGTCGTGTCTAATTCGGCTCGCATCCTTAACTCCCGTAAGATTGAAGTGGCTTCCGATAAGGCGTTGTCAGACGGCATTCGTAACATGCTGCGGACAATAGAGAAGGGCGATCTTGATAACCCCGAGAAGATTACTAAGATGGCAGAGAAGTTGATGAAGGGTGACATCAAGGCTAAGAGGGTTGGCAAGGCGATGGACGTCCTGGCCAATGCCCTGAACCTTCCTCGTACCATCATGTCTTCCTTCGACCTCTCGGCCCCGCTGCGTCAAGGCATCTTCTTTGTCGGGCGTAAGGAACTCTGGAAAGGGTTCCCTAAGATGTTCAAAATGTTCGGTGACGAAGAAGCTTACAATGCCGTAATGCAGGACATAAAGTCGCGCCCGAACTACCAGTTGATGGAGGACTCTGGGCTTTCCTTGGCCGACCTCGGTGGTCGACTGGTGGATAGAGAGGAGCGCTTTATCTCGACATGGGCAGAAAAGATTCCTGTCGCTGGCCGTGGTATCCGCGCCTCTGAACGGGCCTATACTGGGTTTCTTAATAAGCTCAGGGCAGACGTCTTTGATGACATTGTCCGTCAATACAAGGATGCTGGTATAGATTTGAAGGGCCATAGCCTGCAAGCCAAAGGCATCGCAGACTTTATCAATAATGCAACTGGGCGTGGCAACCTCGGGAAGTGGTCGCAGGCGGCTCCGGCACTGAGCGGCATCTTCTTCTCACCGCGCCTCATTGCCAGTCGCGTTAGGATGCTTAACCCGAACACTTATGTGAAGATGGACCCCATTGTCCGTAAGAATGCTCTCAAATCTCTAGCATCGTTTGGGGGAATTGCCATGTCGTCTCTAGCCTTGGCTAAGCTAGCCGGGGCGGAAGTTGAGACCGATCCACGTAGTTCCGACTTCGCTAAAATTAAAGTTGACAACACTCGTTACGATATCTTGGGCGGCTTTGGTCAGTACCTCACTCTTGGAGCTAGGATAGCTTCTAACCAGAAGAAGAATGCCAAAGGTGAGATAGTAGAGCTGGGGAAAAAGTACGGGTCAGACACCAGACTTGACGTTCTGCTCAAGTTTGGTATTAACAAGGAAAGCCCCGTAGCCTCGTTCGTGACTTCGTACCTAGAAGGTAAGGACCCCATAGGTCAGCCGTTCGATGCCAAGAAGGAGATAGCCGAACGCTTCGTACCTCTGTTTCTTCAGGATGCTGCTGAAGTAGTCAAAGAGGAGGGGGCGAAAGGTGTTCCTATGTCATTGCCCGGACTTTTCGGGATCGGTACCAATACCTATGGTTTCGACTTAGGGTATGACGCCTTCGGTAGGGATATCGGAAAGACGCTAGCAGAAGGTAAGGAAGAGGTTGACCCTGTGATCCTAGAGGTACAGCGTCTTAATACCTCGTCGGACACCTCTGTGATTGCCGCTGCTCCTAGCAGTGTACAAGAGGATAATATTCGTGTAAAGCTGACACCAGAGCAAAAGAACGAGTGGCAGAAAGTCATGGGCTCCTACACCCATGAGTACCTGCAAGAGGATATGGCTTCAGAGGAGTATAAGATGGCATCAGATGCAGAGAAGATTGAGATAATCAAGCAAGCTCATCGTGATGCCTACGAGGATACTAAAGCCGATCTCATTGACTCTATCATCCCTCAAGAGGGGGTAGAGTAATGAGCACAATAGAAGAAAGGATTGCCGTTCTCGAAACTAAGGTGGAGAGCCTCTCTGCAAGCTTCCTCAAACACGCCGAGGATACTAGGGCGGAAGCCGCCTCGTTAGAAACAAAACTAGACGACCTCCTAGCCTTGAAGAACAAAGGCATGGGGGCCGTCTGGTTAATAACTGCTCTAGTGGGTAGTGGTATCTTAGGTCTTATCAGCACCCTTGTACAGTGGGCTAGGAGTTAATCATGGACGATCTTGAAAAATCCCTTGACTGTCTTCTGGAAGAGGAAGGTGGCTGGTCGAACCATCCTTCGGATCGGGGTGGAGCCACCATGTATGGGGTGACGCAAGCAACATATAATGCGTGGCGGCGACAAAAGAAGAGACCTTCTCAAAGCGTAAAGAAGATATCCAAAGCAGAAGCGAAAGAACTATACAACGAATTGTACTGGGAAGCAGCTTCATGTCATAAACTCCCTTGGCCTATTAACTATCTGACGTTTGATGCGGCGGTGAACTCAGGTGTAGGCAGAGCTGTTCGCTGGTTACAACAGGGTGTCCATTGTTCGCCGGATGGTAAAGTTGGACCGGCAACTGTAGAGGCGGCACGTAAGGCAGTAGCTGAGGGTAATACAACTGCTCTACTAGGTATCGTAGATGCTCGCACTGTTTTCTTAGCTCGGCTAGTTCAGACAAAACCCTCGCAAGCTGCATTCTTGTTGGGGTGGTGGAGAAGGACCCAGCGGGTTCTTGTCCGGTCAATTCTGGAGTCATAATATGGGTATCCCTATAATCTCTGATATCTTCGGAACTATTCTGAATCCTGTGAAAGAGATAATCTCTGAAGTCGTTGTAGACAAAGACAAGCGAGACCAAATAAATCTTCAGCTTGCCCAACTACAGGACCAAGCTCAGGCTCGTCTTGATTCTCAACTTCAAGCTCAGATAGAAGTGAACAGAGTTGAAGCTGCATCTGGGTCAGTGTTTGTCGCTGGGTGGCGTCCAGCAATAGGCTGGGTAGGGGCGGCTTCTCTTGCGTACTCATTTATCCTGTCTCCTTTCATAGGCATCTGGGTACGGGACTTGCCCGCCATCCAGTACGAATACCTCATGACTATCATTACTGCGATGCTTGGTATTGGTGGTATGAGGACCTTCGAGAAGGTTAAAGGCGTCAGTACTAATACTACTAAAGACGTCCCTAGACGACCGGAACCTTCAAGCCCTCCCGTAGTAGAGAAGGAGAAGGAGGAGCCGCCTAAGAAGCCCCATCGCTGGCAGAAGATATAACAGGAAAACCCCGCTAGGATTTCTCCCGGCGGGGTTTCTTTTTGTCTAGCGTCTACCGGACTTCACAATTACTTCCGGTGCAGGCCAGCTCTTGGCTACCGGTTGTATTATCCTCAGTCTCATAGAAGCGCATATCGTCCCAGTTAATAGCGGGGAGTGGATGCTTTAGAATCCAATCCTCATACTCTTCTTTGGCGACTTCTTGATATGGAGCCTGTTTGTAGGACCCCCCGTCGTGTGGCAAGAAAGAGACACCCGATAGCGTATCGAAGTTCTCGTATACCCAAGCTCCGACACTGAGCCATTCGTCTTCCTTGACGTTGATCGTAGCACTCGGCTTATGCTCACACCAATTGTCTTGAAGAAGCTTCCACAACTCAAGAGACTTAATTGAGTCAAGATCGTCACGAGTTACCGACCCTTCGGGGGAAGCGATGGGAAAGAAGAAAACAGACGTCGAATGTTCAGCCATAACGTCTGGCTCCCAATATACTCCAGCGTCCTTAAGAAACACCGTGAGAGGGTCTTTGTTATCTGCTCTGACAGTTCGGACATAGTAAGCGCTATGGCGAGGATGGAGGCCAGAAGCACTGTTAACGAGCTGACTAACAGTACCACTAGGCTTAACACAGGTAGTAGCAGCAGAAACGGCAATGTTAAGGCGAGTTGCCCACTCTTTGTTTGTTTCAATGACGATATCTCTGAGGCCTGCCAGAACCTTCGGGTCTTCCAGTAGTTGGAGGTTATCGCACACACCTGTAAGACTGACTCCGAGAAGTCGTTCTTCATTACACGTATCCTTCCATATCTTCCTTAGGTATCTGAAGTCGGTAAAAGAGGACTGTATCGTTCCGAGAATTGCCGCAATGCGAACCTTGCGTTCGAGATCGTCCCTCGTATCTCCTGCTCTAACCACAACCTCGGAAAGGTTACAGAACTGGAAAGGTCGGAGTATAATTTCAGAACACGGGTTAGTTCCGTAATCAAAATTGCTATCTCGTCTTCCAGATCGGGCTGCGATATTTTGGCACGCATATCTGGAGAAGAGTCCGGGCTCTCCTGACTTACTGGCATACAGTTCCTCCCATTTCTTCATAAAGAAGCCGATGTCAGGACGACGGTTGTCGTAGACAGCGGAGTTATTAGCTAGACGTCTGTGACCGCTGGACTCCCACCATGCCCCAGTCTTGGCGGTAGACATCCTGTCATCAGTGCAATCAAACAGAGAGATCATAGCAGATCGGCGTACACCACCGACAACAACGATATCGGCTATCTTGCACATCAAGTCGTGGCACTCAAGGCTAGTTAGCCTACGTCCTGCTGCGGATTGAAAGAGCCCACAAGTGAACTTAAAAAGGTCGACCAAAGGCTCGGGTCCAGAAGCACGGCCTCCAAAAGTTCTAAGTCGTGCGCCTTTATGCCGCACTCGGCTAACATCCCAGTGGGGGAGTTGACCTGCAATGAGTAGGGATATAAGCTCTCGAAAGGATTTAGCCCATCCCTCTTTACTATCTGCAACAACAATGACCGTATCGGTGGGTTCAAATCGTTCGGAGATTCTTGGGAGTTGGTCGACATATTTACTCTCTACTGAAAAGCCTACCCCCGTCCCGCACAACAGAATGTACATAGCCTCGTCAAAGGAGCGAGGACTGTCGACAGGAAGGTAAGCACAATTGTACGCCGGGACGTGGCAGCGATCGAGGGCGGGTCCGGCAGTCATGAGAGCCCGCATACTAGGCATAACCTCTAGGTTGTAGATGGCATCATATAGCTCTCTATACAAATTCGGCTGGCTGGTGTCGTTATCAACAACTATTGGTGCTTCGTATCTTATATGATAGAGATAGTAATCGATAAGACGGCGTACAGTTTCGTCCCAGTTCTCCCTGCGGCCCTTATCTTCCAGCCATCGGGCGTATCGGCTCTTGAAAATAAACTCTTCGTACAAGGACGGAAAAGGGTTAGTTGGCATTAATCTTGGCCTCCTCGGGGACGTTAGCAGGTTGAAGAGGCCACGGCAACGCCATAGGCTCAGAGGGTATAACCATGTCGCCACACCCGACTACCATAATCTGGTGGGCAATTAGACCGGAGTCATTATCCTGTATAAACTCAGTCGATATCTGCACTCTAGGGAAAAACTTAATGAACGCCTTCAGACAGTCAGAGTCTGACCATTCTTCAATCTTCTTCGCCAGCTTGTCGCTGAACTCTTTATCTTTCTTACTCACTAAAAGCTTCTCCTTACTCGTAGAAGATTTGGAACTCGGGGTAGTTCTTACGCATAACGACAGCAGTCGCGTGTTCGGCACAAGCGCCGGGCGAAGACTCCCAGCCTCTCAGCATATAGATGGCGTCTCCGTTAAGGATTTGTTTGATATCCCACTCGAAAGCCTCGCGGAAATTGAAGGCACCTTTAGCGATAGCCAGTGCCGTATCTCCGTCTGCCTTTGCCTCAGTATCATCATAGCCCATTTCTTCGTCTTTGCGGGCCGGGTTCTTGACGATCCACCCCATGCTTGAAAGCGCTTCCTCGGCACTAAAGAAAGCTGGATAATTCCAGTCAGGGATGCCGGACATAGGCCCGGCGATGTAAATCTGTTTACTAGACATAGACGTCTCCGTTCTCTTCAATCTTCTTGTCTTCATACGGGGCTATCATACGACGATACATCTCTAGCTTGGCGCATTCGAGGACGCCGATCACCTCGTTAAAGGCGGCATAGTCTGCGCCATGCCCCAAGTACCTTAAGAGGGTAGAGGTGATTACGAAGTTCAACTCACCTGCGTTATCAGGATCAATGAACCCGCTTGCCAGACCGTCACGATCATACTTTATGTACGGCATTGCCCTGCTCCTTAATCTCGATATAGGGTCTTCAAGTCGGGATAATAGCGTTGCACCTCGGTGGCGTCCACTACGGTATCTTCACGCTCCTTCAACAGCAACTCTAGCCTCGCGAGGGCGTTCCATGCGGTGTGAGCAGCGTGTAGAAGTCCACTATCAGGGTCCAGAACTTCTCCTTTTCCTTCGTATCCAAGGTGTCGTACCAAGGCGTCAGAGTAGCGATTGTATCCATCGGGGACAGACTCCCATCCTTTCCAAGCGTATTTAGAAGCTCCGAAAGCGGACACCTCGGCAACAACGCCAATTGCCCTAGGGAAATAAGCAATTGCCCCGCGATATACTGGAGATTTTCCTCCGTCATACTTGATCGCGCCCTTGCCAACGTCCTCCGGACTGTCATTCGTAAATTCCTTACTCATAGTTTCAATCGTTCTTTCTATAGCGCGTCGCTCGCCTTCGGTTTCATACACCAGAATCGTCATCGTGAAACTCCTCGGCGTCAGCACCCAACCAGAAATAATACAACATTACCCGTACCTCCTGTTAAAACCCTCTGTGCCGAAGAAGTCGTCTTGTTCTAGGTCAAAGATAAGAGACTCTAGTCCATTGTCCAAGAAATCTTTAAGAATGCCATCACCGGCATTAAGAAACCAGTAACGCACATCTTCTGATGTCAAATCTCTATCGCCCATTCCGCATTACCTCCTCTAGTAGTTCGGCATTCTCTTCGATCAGCTCGGGAAAAGCTGCTATGATCTCATCGCTATCAAGGTCGAGGAGGTCGGCTAGCTCCCAGCCATAGAAGCGGTCCATGACTCTTTTCTTAAACTCGTCGTCTAGCACATTATCTCCTTCCGGATAATCCTGCGCAAAGCTTCCCCTAGTGGTCTAAGCGACTGGAGCTCTTTTTCCTGCCGTTTAATGAGGCCTATGGCCCCAGTAAGAGCTACTCGTAACTCCTCCTTGGTTCGCGCACTTTCCGCTACCATTAACGTGTTCTCGTAGTTCCAAGAGCAGCTCATTTAATCTTCTCCCTTACGCCCTCGGCCCAAGAGCCACATGACTGGCACTGGACTCGTTGGATTAGGTAATGCTTCGTTCTACGATACCCCCGGCTTTGGACGTGGTTCGATCCGCAAGCACCACATTCTTTCTTAGTTGCCCCCAGGTGTGGGTGATTTGGCATATATGCTCGGAGACGTTTGTAGAGCTTCTCAAGAAGTCGGACATCTTGGATACAGTACTTCTCCATCTTCGTTTGCGCTTTTTCCTCCCCATTCATCACATCCTTCCAGAGGTCAAACCCCTCGTGCTTTATCTTAGCTCCGACCTTGAACAGGGGGCCGACAAAAGCCAGCTTGTTCGAGATGAGTCCCAACTTCTTCACCGATTTAAGGACGTCGATGCTTGTTAGTGGCGGGAGCGGGGGCAGGCCATAAAGAGCGAACTCCCCGTTCAGTTTCTTGAGATCGAACGCATCACCGTTGTACGTGATAACGGCGTCAGCCTCAGACATCATACCATGGATTTGTTGAAGCATGTGTAGCTTTCCATAGTCCCACTCGGAGAATATGAAAGTCTCGTGCTTACCGACCCACTTGGCCCCTACACAAAGGATGCCGCCGTTGTCTATGATCTGGTTAAGGCCGACATTCTGGTCCCACAGTCGCCACACGTAGGCGGTAACCGGGGCTGTCTCGATGTCCAGCACCAATAGTTTCTCGTCACTTGTCATGATCTTTTCTAATTTCCTTCTTTAATCCCACCACTCATCAGGGATTTCATCCCCCGAGGACCATCGGAAGCTGTGCTTGTCAGCCCACTCTCCGTAGGTCAGTGAGTTCTTAGATCGGGTAATTCTCTGATTAGCTCGTTGGAAAAGGAACCTAATGTCAAGCTCCGGATTGTCTCGTGCAACATTAAGCATCTTTGCTCGATCTGTTGCAGTGAGACGTCCCTTAGTCTCAACAATAACTCCGTTCGGTAGGACAAAATCCGGGATGTATCTAGACCTCCGGGCAGGCTTAACGTAACGCACAACGGCGCTTGCTGGTTCGTAATCCAACTTTCGTTTACGTGCCAGTGCATTGTTGTACACCCTCTCCTCGTACCCTGATCTAAACTTCATCGTCCACTCCCGCTATGCCTGTTATCTCCGGTACATCTGGCGTCTTAGCCACCGTCGTAAGAAAACGCGGGCCCGTGGAGTAAAGGAATGTGCGAAGATTGGGATAGCAACGATACTTATGACTGCAGTAAGAGCAGCCAGTAGGAAGCCGCATATTACCAGACTTACCATCAGGAACAGGTTGATAACAGCGCTCCGGAGGTTCTTCATGGGCTATGACTTCCTTTAGATGTGCGATACGTTCGCCGGGTGGATGGTGATCGATAACGATCCGTGACAGAGGGGTGACACAGATGTCGCCGTGTACCTTGTCGTTAGCCAACCAAGCAGCAGGCTTACCGGGAGTAAGTACAGTTGCATATCCGGCTAGCTGATGGACATACCCGAACGGATCGTCTTGGGTTATTGTTCCTTCGCTGAACTTTTTGTATCCGAAAGGAGACGCTGACTTGACATCCACAACTGTTCCATCAATGATCGCGTCAATGTGGCCCTTGACACCGTCAACTTCAACCTCAGCTTGTTCTTCTTTGACATCGTGACCTGCCTCCCTAGCAAGGAAAAGAAGTAGTTGTTCGATAACATCGCCGTACAAGAACTTCATGTACGTCTTAGGTACTAGTGGCTCTTTCGTTCCTTCTTCGGGGTGGGCGTCGTACCAGATTTGTCTGTCCGGACGACCCAGAGCGGAAAACCGAAGGGGGGACTCGGGGGTTTTGTAGGCTCGGAGTCGGGAGCGGAGGATGTCTTTGAGGTTTTCCGCGAAGGCATTGAGATTGTCCTCGTTACAAAGGTGATCGTTGTCTGGGTCAAACAAGGAGTAGATATCGTTAGGTAGTGTCTCAAGTTCAGGCAAGTGTCGTCTCCGTGTCAGAAAGCTCGACCGATATCTCGTACGGTGAGTGGTCGCATCGTTCAGCGGTATAGACGTAAGGTACGCCTGCAACGTGATGACCTTTCGGGTAGACTTCCAGAACTCTCCGGGCTTTAGCGATGGCCTCAGCCTCGCTGCGGGCGTGGACAGAGAGTTGTACGGTATCCTCTACCTGCCGAATTACACGGCCTTTGAGGTGGAATAGTGGTGTAGCAGCCAAGGTTGTCTCCTTGTTATTATTTGTCGGTGTCGTCAGGGTGAGGCGGTGGGTGCCGCAGGTCCGGGCGCGGTTGAGTGCGGTCGTTTAAGAGGGTAGCACGCTCACATCCTCCCCACTATCTTGCAACTATAGTCCGATGTATGACGTCTCATACGTGCTCTATAAATCACCCTCTCGGACGAACAAGGGGCTAGCCGGACAAGGCTCCGGCCACCTCGGGCCTCCTTCTTAAGGAGTACCCAACTCAATTAATGGACCCCGTTGCCTCTAAGTCGAGTTGAACGACAATAGTCCTCCCTTTCGGGTAGAGGCTTTACCGCCATCCGACACGGGGTCACATCGGAGGGGACTTCGTTTAGGGTTGCGGGAGAGCGCTAGGCAGGGGGCCCTAAACTCAGTAGGAGTGACTTAGAACGGAATTTCATCCGAGATATCGTCAAGCTCAGCGAGAGGTTTAGTCGCCGCCTTCTTCGGAGCTGCCTTAGCCTTGTTAGTGGCAGGCTCGCCCATACCGGCAAACTCGTCGACCTCAAACGGAATGTGCTCAGTGACACGGATCACCTTGATCCAGATGGATTTCTTCTTACCCCGGCCCCAGTCGGCGATCGTTAGCTTGACATCTACCCTAGAACCGTTACCAATCTTCGATCCATCCCACGGCTGGTTGTTGGCATCGACAATCTTGATGGGCTCGTTCTTGTTACCCTCGCTGTCAAGCTCAGGCTTTTTCAGCCGCAGGAAGTTACCCGTAATAGGCTCACGAGCCTCTTTAAGGCGGTCCAACAGGCCGTGCTCTTTGAGGAAAGAAGTATCCTCAGGCACAAAATCAACGGTCCATTCCCGTCCATCTTTCTCGTAATTAGGAACTGGCTTGCCAACAATCTTGGCCCAAAACAGTTCACCTTTAACGAATACGGTTGTAAAATCTGCCATGTTGTTATGGTCTCTCTTTCTAGTTATATTTGCTCGTTTATCGTTATAGCCATAGATGCTGACGCCATAGTTACGGGTGGCGTAATAGTCTAATTCGGCATCGGCGTATTCACCCATGGTTATTTCCTTCTACTACAAGGGTTAGATGATCGTGTCCTTGTTTAAGTGTGTGGACTTCGTCTCTTTACCTCTAACCCTATACCAGTATTATATCAAGTTTTAGAGGGTTTGTCAAGAACTATTTACATTAATTAAAACTCTATAGTTCGAGGTCTCCAATCAGGATTCTCATTAGGGTATCCACGAGGATTACACACGACTCTTACACCGTCCACGACACCAGACATGGATTTGATCGCCGTCATATCACATCAATCCTTGTATTAGTGAGTCTCTGCCCACGTCCTCCCTTGCTTTGCTTCCCCGTCGAGAGGGACGTTGAGTTGAAGCAGTTCGCCAGCTCGTCTAATAGCCTCGACGCTGAGTTGAGCGTGGCGTTCTGCATCTCTAGGGTCAACGTCGTATTGCCACTCGTCGTGAATATCTCCAACTTTAAGTGAGTCGAGCCCCTCTCGGCAAATACTTTGCTCAAGTAGGATCGCAGCGAGGCCCATGACACGAGCACCCCCTCCTTGGAGTTTGTAGTTGAGTGCGGCGTGAGAGCTCGGACATATGATACGTGATCCATCGATTAGCTCCACTCTGCCTTTCTGCTGTTCTTGTATCGCACGGTCCATAATATCCTTCAGCCCGAGGCGTTCGAGGAACATGGTCCTAATCTGTGCACCTTCTTGTAAAGGAACTCCAAGCATCTTGGCGACTTTCCTGTCTTGGGCTCCATATTGGATCGCGTAGATCAGGGTCTTAGCCTGAGGCCGTTCAATGCCAACCAACTTAGCGTTAACTGAGTGGACGTCGGTCCCATCCGAAGACTTGCCGGAAACTACGGCGTTGGTGAAATCATCTCGGTTAAGATAGTGTGCGAGCATCCGCAACTCAAGGCCGCTTGCGTCAGTGCCGACGAGAACTCGTCCCGGCCGAGCGGTCCATAGGTCTCTAGACTCATACGTAAAGTATCCGGCCTCTCCAAGGATTGGATGGTTATGTTCGTCAAGGCGAACACCCGGTATATTTGCTGTATTAGGTTTCTGGTGTCGGAGTCTGAGGGTGTCGGCCACGAAAAGTGAACCGTGAATACATGAGTCAATTTCATTCCAATTCTCCAACCAAGTATTGACCATGTTGGCCCTACCGTTGATAGCCATCCACTTAGCAATCAGCTCGACTTCCGGGATTGGACGCTCCTGTAAGAACCGTTCCAGCGAGGGGGAGAGCTTCCCTTTATCGAATGGTTTGGGATTTCCTGTGGGAGTATGCTCTTCTGGTTCCCATCCAAGTTCCAGTAGTTTGTCGTTTCGTTGTTTAGGCGATCCAACATTGAACTCGACATCGATAAATGCTCGATATACTCCTGAGTCACCTGACTCCTCGATGATGTACCGTTCTCGATCTTTGAGGTAGATTGCCGCAGGTTGGCCAGACTTAGTGTAAATCTCTCGCTCTCGTATAAGAACTCTGTCGGGCGGAAAGGCAGTCCTGATTTCATCCTCTAGTTCCCTCTCTCGGGCACGTAGAGTGCGATAGAGTTCCATCGCCCTCGGTCCGTCAAAATAGAACCCCGTCCTCTGCTGCCTACTAAGGACGACTGTCAGCCTGTGTTGTATCCAGATGCTCCTCTCTGAGAATCCGATCTTGTTAAGGACTCGGACCAATTTGAGGAACAGTTCAGTGGTTATCTCCACATCCCTGTGACAGTACTCAATCATCTTTGCGGACAGACAAGAGAAGTCGGGGAAGTCAAGCTTCTCTCGACCTAGGATTTCTCCCCATGCTCCAAGACTGTGACCACCACTGAGGCTAGGACTATACAGAGTAGACAGAACAAGAGTGTCGATGCAGTTTGAGACACTGAGGTCAACTCCAGCAAGACGAACCAAGGTAGGAGCATCAAACTTGAGAATGTTGTGGCCCACATAAAGCGAACCAGAGGTAGCCGCAAAGAAAGCGCGGATTTCAGTGTTTGAATAGGCTTCACCAGTTTCTCCTGTCTTTACATTTTTCCAACACATCACCCAGATAGTAGAAGCATCTAGGCCATCAGTTTCAATATCGATTACGTAGCAATCTTTTCCAAGTGTACTCCAATCGAGGTACATAAGACCTCCTAAAAAGATATCACGTGACGTCTATTAATAGAGTCGACTTTCAGGCCTTCTAGCCAAGTCTGACCCTCGCCGTAGGTTCTAAACCAGACGATAAGACCGCGATTCTTGGCCTCTTCCTTCAGCCTGTTCAGCTCTTTAACGCACTCGCGAATCTCTTGCGCCAGTACCTCGTCCGAGGTCTTCTCTTTTCTAAACCTCATACAGAACTTCTCCTATAGTTGGCTGGCTTTTGAAAAATTCTACACACTCCTTGGCTTCTGATAGTGAACTAAAAAGCCGTAGCCGCCTCCAATAAGGAATAAACCCGAGAAACCATTCCCGACTGTAAACAGCATAGTGAAAGGTATCCCTGCTAATCAAAGATATTCGTATGTATCTTACACGGAACTTTTTCATACTCTCTCCCTCGCGTTATCGTACATAGCGAACTCGTTTCCTGCCGTACTCCCGCCCTCCTCGTAGACTTGAACGAGGTCTGGAGGCAGCTCACTGAGACGTCCTGTCTCTCCGTCATAGAACACCCATGACGCGGGTCCCGTCCGCCCCGATAGGCGGCACTTCTCAACCTCCATCCTAGTGATGTTCCTGCGCCACTCGTCAACAGCTTTCTTATCACGGACAAGACGTATGACGTTGTTACTTACCTGCTCAGGCCCCGCAGAGCCTCGTACAGCGCCTTGTCTGTTGATATGGATGACGGCTATGACAGCGATCTGAAGGTTCATTGTCAGGGTCTTGAGCTTCGTACTGATCTCATCTAGCTGCTTCCTCTCGTCACCGGCGTGATCAGAGACAATGATGGAAAGGTGGTCCAGCACGATGTACCGACATCCGAGGGCTACCATGTGCCTGATCTTGGCGAGAATGATATCGATGTCGTTACTGCCGAAGTGATCGTAGACGACGACCCTGCTATTATTGAGAACGGTGTTGTAGGCCTCCTTAATTTCATCAGGAGACTTGTCTGTGTCTGGGAGGTGATAAGGCTTGTTGTTGTGGATAGAGAGCATTCCGAGGAGGGTTTCTCGCTTAGGTTCCTCTAGGTGCAAGAAGCCCACACCGTAGCCTCGCTCTTGCAACTCCCTGTTCTGGAGGAGGGCGTACTCTATCTCCTTCATGAAGGTCGTCTTACCGATACCCGTATCGGCCGTGAACAACGTAAGCTCCGACAGGCGGATGCCGTACAGCTTGTTGTTCAAACCCTCCCACGGATATGGGATCGACTCCGGCTCCCTGTAGTCGATGATCTCATCCAGAAGTTCTTGGTCTGTACCGAGCTTCAACCCATCTGGCATAAACGACGGAGCACGGAACCACTCATTGACGTACTCTTTGTACTTGCCTGCCATCAGGTACTCGTTAGCATCCTTGCCCGAAGCCAGCTTCAGGATGCGTACCTTACCGGGTGCAAAGAGCTGGGCCACTGTCTTAGCCGCCCTCTGTCCGGGCTCATCTGAGTCGAAGTTGATAACGATCTGTTCAAACGAGTCGAGATACTCAAAGTTATCTACTACCTCTCTCTTAGCGAAGGTAGCCGCCATTACGCCTACGTTGGGATATCGTTCTCCAGTAAGCTGATATGCCGCCAGAGTATCATAGTACCCTTCGGTAATGGTAATCGATCTGCCACCTGCCGGAAAGAGGCTTTGACCAAAGAGCTGAGCACCTTTGATAGTGCCTTGCACTCTGAACTGCTTGTTCTCTAATCGGATTTGGTTGGCGCAGTGCTCCCCATCCTGATCGAACCTAGGGAAGATAGCTTCGGCGGCGTCCCCGTAGTCCGTAGTGACTTGATATTTGTTGAGTGATGAGGCATCCAACCCCCGGACGCCCAAGTCCTTCATCTTGTGAGATGGCAACGGTATTAAGTTTCTCTCCTTAGCCTCTTTTGGTTCTGACACTCGCGACTCCTTGTTGTTGTTATATTGTTTGTAGTAGCCGCAGCCCTCCGAGAAACACGTCTCGTGATCTGAGTAAACTGCTAGTGCGTCACTCGACCCGCACCTAGGGCACGGATCGTGTCGTATGAATGTGGACATTCTCTCTCCCTGTTCTCAGCATATCACGGCAACCTACCAAGGTCCTTTACTACACAGTTCCGAGAGTGGGCTAGCGCAAACGTCTCGGCGA